GAACCATATTCCTGCTGAGCAGCAAATGCAGAATAGACACTCCAGTAGCAAGCGAGCTCTTTGGCCTCGGCGACCAGATTGAACTCATCTAGCTGCAGGTATCCCTTACCCATCTTAGCACCGTACTGGCCATTGGTGTCAGGACCAACAGTCTCATTGTCGTACTGATAAGTAGCAGTCATGTCACCTGTCAGTGTGCCAATCTCGCCGGTAGCATAATCAATGGTTCCGGACTCGGCCTGAGTATCGGCTTTGTACAGCTTGCCGTCACCCTTATCGACGAACACTCCCTGAGCACTCTTAATGGTAACAGTGCCAGGCAGAACAGGAGTATATATCAGCTGACCGTCAACCTCTTCGTTCTTCACTACCCGACCAGTAAAGTTAGGATCAACGCCCTGGCGGTTAGCAAACGGAGAAGACATCACGGTACCAGCCTTGGTTTCACCCTTAGTGTTTTCAGCAATGAACTTGAAATAAGGAACCAGCTGCTGACGAGAACGCATCGCAACTGAACCGAAGATGTCAGTTACAATCAGCTTCTGAACAAACACAGGCAGCAGATCAAGGAAGTCAGGACGAGCCATGATGTTTGATGTATTTGTAGCTGCCATGATAGCGCCAGGCTTTCTGCAGTTACGAGCAAGCTGATTAGCGAACATTCTCTGTGACGGAGTCAGATTCACTGAGGACTTAATAGCGGAAGCGTTACGATTACGAACGCCGGAAGTAATGCTCTGACCGGCAGGAATAGGTCTGCGGGCAGGAGCAGTGGAACTCTTAATGATCATATTGAAACACTCTCCTATATAAAATTTGTAATTAAATGGTTACAATGTCATCATCAAAGTAACAATCATCTACATCAATTTCTTCAGGCTCTCTAATAGAGGATGGTTTTCTACTTATTGAGCTTGTAATAGCAGAACGAAGTGAAGATACACTTGTTGATGCAGTTACTTTAACCTTCTGAAGATCAGCTCCAACTGCTTGCGAATACAATTCTGCATAAGCATCCTGATAATCTTTAAGCATCTTCTTGCAAGCTATTATTTCATCTTTGGATTTCTTTAACTGTTCGTCAAGGTTTGAAGTTCTTCTCTCTACATTAGCAGAAGCAGTGACGGTTTCATTGAGTCTAGCTCTCAGAGAAGAAATTAAAGAATCCTTTGAATCAAAAATATTCTTGCTTTCGCTTATCTTCTGTAGATATTTAAGGTTGTTTGATCTTTCTTGCGAAATTGTCTCTTTCATTCTGATTGATGCTGCAACTAATTGCTTGCATCTTTTCTCTGCATCATCTTTTGCATCTGTTGCAGATTTTATCTGATCTGCTGTTATTCTACTAATAGAAGAAATCTTCCGTCTTGCTTCAATTTCGTTTGAAGCTAGTTTACTTGAAAGAATTTGATTTTCGTTCTTCAGACGGTTGTTTGCTTCTACCTGTTCTAGATAAAGTTTTGTCATTGACTCTACTTTATCTTTTGTAATGTCTACATCATCGCATTCACTTACATCATCGTCAGTTGAATTGCTTCCTCTTATTTCTCTCTTTCTGTCTTCTAAAGCTCTATATTCATCAGACTGTTCTGCAAACTGACACTGTAGAATATCAATAGCTTCGCAGCTATCAATGTTAGGTAGATTCTCTTTAACTGCTGCACAAATTGCTTTATACTTCTTCTGAGACTCTACATCGCTAGAAGCTGCAATAGCTGTAAAAGTAGGAATGCTTTCGGGAAATGCTGGGAAAGATACAAGGTCAAATCCTCTAAATACAAATGTATCAGGATCAACAGAATTGTTTACAATGTCTCCTGCACCTCTTACAGAAATTCCGAATGTTACACCTGCGTCTATGAATGTTTTAACTGTCCTACCAACAGGAGTATCAATCAGATTAAATTTACCATATACTTTTCCGTTGTCATCTATATGTCCTTCTGTCATTACAATACAAGCATTTCGGAAGTCCATACATCCAGGATCATCAGGATGTCCTAGGAACCCAATGTACCATCCAAGTTCAATAGCTTGCTGATAGGATTCGGAACTAAATATGTTTTCCCATACAGGTCTTGTTATATCTAGTCCATTCTCATTTGTAATGTTGGAATCAGCACACTCACCCTCAAATATTCCAATGACAGAGTTCTTAGGCTTTTCCGATTCTATATCAGATACAATCTTCTTTCTGGTATCTTTCATATTTCAATACCTCACTTTTTCAATTCCTTAGCAGCTAAACGTACTATTCCACCTATTGCTAAGGTCTTTAACAGCTGTTTTATGATTCCTGATTCAACTGAATCATTCACTTCAATTGAACCTGACTCTTCAAGTTCGTCATAATTACTTTCGTTCGCTTGACAAGCTTGATCTAGATCATCATCAGATACATCAATATTTGTAACTGACTTAGGATTTATTTGATATGTTGAATCTCCAATAGAGATTGAAACATTTTCTCCGTCATCATTTACTCCTATGTTGACATCTTTAAGCTCGTCTACTTGAGTTAAGAAATCAACTAGAGATGAAGGAGTAAATAGAATCTGACTGTATTCTTCTTCAGCAGCATGTATTACCTTCTTCAAATCTATCACTCCTTATTCCCAATTTATCCATTTCAGAGTCGGTGAGTAGTGCGGGTACAGGCTCATTATTCCTCCAAGCTGATCCATTCCGCCTATCTGTATCTTCCATACAACTTGTACTATTTGATTTCGTTTAACTTTGATTATATTTTGTTTTAGAATTCGTCTGTTTTCTTTGCATTCTGGTGAATCAAAATAAACATGTCTCTGTGTATCCCATTCAGCCATCTTCCAATTGTTAGAGTTAGGAGGAGATATTCTATATCCAGCAAGCAATCCGTTGTCGCCTCCGTCTGACCAATCGAGCTTAGACCAAAGACCTGCCTCTGTAATGTAGATATAATCCTTATCCGTTTCTCTAAATTGCGAAAGTGCTCCTGTAGATATCATTGCACTATACACAACATCAACTGTTTGAGGAAATTCTGCTTCCGTTTCAGGTACAATATCTCTAAATGCAATTTTAGCTCTTGGAAATGATTCAGATATAAGTTCGCAATTTACTGTTGGAGCACTCTTAGGCTGATAAATAGCTGTACCTAGTTCAGATGGAAGTATCTTTCCTTCTGCACAATCTTTTACCTTCTGAACAGTTTCACAAGATACGGATCCGTTTTCATCTGCTTGAGCAACGAAAAGTTGCTTCTCAGAAAGCTGTTTAACACCGCAATTGTAATCCACCAGTAGCATAACATCCTGATAGTCTACTTTACCATCAAAGTTTATATCACCAATCTGTAGGATTTCTTGTTTTATTTCTTTGTGAACCCTTTTTTCGAATACAGGGCCTAGACCTAGATATTCTCGACCATTATTTTCATTAGGATCGTATCCGTCTGCACCGTATCCAGGAGTCTGTGTTAGATAATCAACAAATCTGTTTGCTTCCTCTAGATCTGGATCATTTGGATACTTATCTTTATAGCTTATAACTCCTAGACCGGACGGAAGCCCTTCAGAATCCGATTCTTGATTTATCAATCCCATTGTACCTAATGATATGTACATCGGGACATATGAACTTAGCATATGATACCCTTGGTTAAGGACACCATCACCTTTTAAGTAGTGAGCAATTCCAGTAACTAATGAATTAGTTGCAGCATTGTGCCCTGTATGTTCCGATACAACATTTCCAGAAGTAGGATCAATTACTCGGATAGATACATTGTGTCTTATAGGTATTTGTTTTGCAACTTTCTTAAGCTGATCCAAGTAATCATCTCCTTATGGAATCTCATCATACTCAGATTCTTCATCATGAGTATTTATTGTTGTTGTTCTATATGAATCTTTTTCGTATACACCTATTTGATATTCTCTAGGGGCTACTTCATATGAAGATGTAGGCTGTTGAGGATCTAATCTTCTGTGAAGATTTGGCATTGTAAATCCTTTTTCGTCTTTAGCTACATCTTCATCTGAAGCTTCCTTCCACGGACCATTTCCCATCCGTTTGATATCTTCAGCCAATGAAATCACATCCTTTAAGATTCATAAAGATACAAGGTTCTCATCATTCTTCTGGAAGTGTTTTCTTAATTATGTTTCCGTTTTCATCTCTAACAAGATATGTCTTTCCATCGTCTAAGAAAACTGCCGAACCAAGCTCAGACATTATAGGACTTACAGCAGGACGAGGATTGAGGATATTTTCAGATCGATCTTGGTCAATTGTATAAACATCCATTGAAACTGATTCTTCTTTATCTTTATCATATCTTAGATTGTAAGTAGGTTCCTCATTGCTCATAACATAGTTATCAGGTACAGTAGTTTCTACTTTGATCGGTTCCTTACCTAGACCAAATATAGGCTCAATCAGCGACTTAACTATATGTTCGTTGTTGGCCATTTGGAGAGAATAAAGAGACCTATATCCTGGGTCAATTTCTTCATCTGGTCTATCTTCAACATCAGAATTTCGGTACCATGCGTATCTTCTTTTATCGTCTTTGTTGATTTCATGAAGATCTTCATTTCTCATCTTTTGCATTCTTGCATAATCATTTCTACTGTAATGTCCTACATGAGTAACAAAGTTAGGAAGTTTACTTTTCTCATTCTCATTTGTAAGTCTTGCATCAATTGATATCTTTGTTCTTCCGTCAAACCTAACACCTGAATGCTGGAAGCAGTACATACCTAATGGCCTTACATACTCTATACAAGCGTCAATTGGAACATCGTTTGATGTAAAATAAACTATATCAATGAACCCATTTTCTACATCGCTAGATACATAAACAGCATTTACAGGAATAGAAGTATCTTCCAGTCTGTTTTGAAGAATGTCCTTTTCTTTCCCGTAATTTATTACACTAAATTGTGCAAGATTGACTTCCGCCGCTAATGTTACTCCATCTTTAGATCCTTTATTTTTTATCATAGACATGAAATAAAGCATAACAAGACGGTTATATGCTGCTGATAGTCTATCATCATATTTGAATCCCATTGTGTCACCAAGTAGCCACAAGAGATCCTCTTTGCATCTTAGTGGGTCAAAGCAGTCAATTAGATTTTCTGTATCATACTTTATCTGACCTAGTGCTTTTTCAAACCAATCTAGGAAGAATCTGAAGTCCTGACTGGACTTATAAACTTCGGGGACAGAAACATTTTTCATGTCCATAAATCAATTCCTCCTTAATTACTCAAATACTCAGGATTTATCCTTATTGCCATTGCAGATGCTACATCCGGTGTATATCTAGCAAAGCTGATGTAGTTAAAATATTCAATGTCGCAATCAGACCACACAATGCCTAATGTCTTTGCGCTTCCTGGATCAAAATGCCTTATTCTAGAATCACTATTTTCGACTACATCTATAATTTCCATTAGTGTAGGTTTGACTCCGATATTTCTATTTGCTGGGGAGAAGTAAATTGAAAGGTTCTCTTTGACCTTGTTGATGATAACAGCTGCTGTATCCTTGTCAAGAGACTTCTTAGGTGTTATTGTTCCAACAATATAGAAGTTAAATATTCTTAACCAGCCAAACTGAAGATCAACTGTCATTGATTGCAGTGGTTTGTAATCTCGTACAACATTATCAATGAACTGAATAGGTGGTTTATACTGAATAAAGTTTGTCTTTCTCTTTATTTGAGAGCTATTCATCTGACCTGAACCATAATTGCTTGATAAGAAATCATTATGTATTGCAAAGCACATTGCTGTGTATCTTTTGAAATTTGTAGAAAAAACAAACTTGTTTGGATCAGATGGGTCAAATCCAAGCCCTAGTACTGAATTCCAATCAAGTGTTGGATCTCCTTCAGGGAAATCATACTTTGTTAGATACATCTTAGACTTTTGTGAATCTGTTAGATTCTTATCGTTGTATATAGCAAGATTTATTTCAAGCGCTTTCTGACAGTCAATGACAACTCCGCAGTCTACTCCAGGCTCTCTATTAAGAAATCTGTTGAAGTCTGGAAGTGTTACTAAGCTGTCAAAAGTGTTAATATAGTTTCTGCTGTTGAAATACGCTTCACGAGCTGTCTCAGGGCTCTTACCTGTTACTGTATAGCTATGAGGAAGCTCAACAGTATTTGATAAGTTTGATATAGAGAATTCGCCTGAGTCGCTATCAATAGATTGCCCAGATTTTGCAGGCATGAAATCTTGTAAAACATTTTCACCTACGCATCCAATTACACCTGAGCAGTCAATCCAATAAATAGTTATCCAGTTTTTATCATAGTTCTCAAGCTGGTTAAGATAATTTGAGAATTGAATCTGTGCATTTGAATAATTATCATATGTTACTGAGAATCTAGGTTCGGGCTGAATAAATTCTGCAGGGCTGTTGCATTGAATCCACTGAGTAGACAAAAAGTCGTCTGCATTTTGGCTCGTCTTTGCTTTTACCCAAATAGCTGTTGTATCAATATGCTGTGACGGAAGCTTTATTATGTAGTTACTTGACTTTATTTTTTCTACCGAAACACTGTAACTACGAAGTTCTCCTTCTATAGCTACTCTTGTGCAGCTTTCGCCCGGATCAAGATGAACAATATCTGAATCAACAAACACATTTATGTTTTCAGTAAGTACAGTTCGCTGACTTCTTGTTTCCTTCGTACCATACTTATTTGTAAGAGGTAGAATATTATATGTTATTACTCTAGATTGATTTGTAATATCTGTATAAGCGTTAAGAGTGCAGAAGTTACTTCCGTTGAATCCGAAATCAATTGTCATTGTTTCATTAGAAGTATTTGTGAAAGTTACTTCTGTTCTTGCAGCTGTATAGAATCCTAATTCATATCCAATCAAACTGAAAAGTTTCTCAGCGTTTTTTCGTTGAGAAACTGAAGGAGCAAATACTTCATTCGCCATGAAGTCTAGATTGACACCAAGCATATCAGCAACAGAAGCAAGATACTTTCCAAGCACAACACCCGGATCCGCATCAGCTTCAGGTTTCCAAAGTTCTGTTAGTTTTGGAACCAAAGACCAAAATTCATTTACAAGAGAACTATAATCTCTTGATGTGTAACTTATGAGCCCATTTTCTGCCATTTGATGTATCCTCCTTCGTTAGGTCAACGAATTGAAATAATCTACGATTGATTGCAAATCAGCTGTATCAATATTTAGTGTAGATCCATATGTTGTTTTTATTGCTAAAGTCATCTTCAGTGACTGCTGAGTATCTTTTGTTGTTTCTACATCAGATGTTCCTGTAAATAGTAATCCATCTGAAATCTGAGTTTCGTCAGGAATTGAACAAGGTTCATGCAGTCTAAGCTGAGAAACTAAATCGTCTTTTATTCTTTCTTTCTGATTAGCTGTGTTATACTGCCATAAGTACTTTTTCAATCCTACTCCAAAATTTGGATTCATATATAATTCAGTTGGATCAGTTAATATTAGAAGCTTTGACCTATTTACAACTGATTGATTATCTTCTATAACAGAAACTTTATTTCTAGCAACATCAAACATTGACGGCCAAGCTAATGAATTTGTATACATTTTAATTCACCTCAATCAATAGTATTCAATCCTGCAGGTGAATACTGCCCACCAGTTAGTCCTAGGACAAGAAAATCATTTGGAGTATCATTTAGTGATGATAATGCAACTACTTGACCTCTTAATGGAGTGTTAGGTAATATCAATGATTGATACCAAGGTAGGTTTTCCTCATTAACGTAATTTCGTATGTTAGCACCCTTGTATTCCTTCTTATTCATAGGACCATGTATAGCAGGTATCCTTACTTGAATGAGCATTGTTCCTTCATTTGTATATTGATAGTTCATTGCGTATCCGTATACTATCATAATTCATCTACCTCAATATTGGTGTCAGCTTCTTCCAGAATTCTGATGCAAATCCTTGACGCTTAGAAGATTGATAATCCATGTTTGCAGGCCTTTCATAGCATCTTACAAAAACATCTGCAGCTTGTCTTGCGCCTTCTTCTGTATTTGGAAGCTGAGACAGATACTCAACTAATCCAAGATTTGATCCGTAGTACCGCTTTACAAGACTCTTGTACCAAGAGTAGTTTTGATCAATGTAATGAAATAAAAATTCACATTGTCCGGATAAATCTGTCTTCCAATCACTTCCAACAAATTGTAAGAAAGCTCTCCAGTTATCTCCGTTCCACATACACATACCCCCGGAATACTGACCGTTACTATCTATTATTGGACCTGAAGATATGTTCAATGAGCATTCTGCGTATATGTTAGCTACAATTCCTACGCCAGATGAAGATGGGAGACCCTTCGTCATACAGAACTTGACTATCTCTCTTGCAACAGATTCAACATTGCTTAGATCTAAATCTGAAGAAACAATGTAGCTAGACGAACCTAAAACATTAGGAGCAGCAGCATTATACATTGCTGTGAATAACGATGTATAGTTAACAACGGATAATTTAATATCAGATGTTTTTATAGAAGGTTCTGATGAGGAATTCAAGTATCCTATCTCTCGTATTATTGAATCTTGCTTTGTGTTTTCGTAATCATATAGAGGACCGATGTACCCTGATGATCCACTGCCAAGCCCACCAACAAATCCTCCTACTTTCTCCCAATCAGGTCTGTAGTATCCGTTTATACAACTATATGTATAATCATAATTGTGCGTAACAACTTTTCTCTTTTCATTGCTTCCTCCAGGACCCGAGTTTCCTTCTATTGTATGAACAATGGATCCGTCAAATGACTCTACAATACCAATATGATCTGAATAGTATTTGTCATGTCCTGAATAGGATGACCTACTATCCCATCTATAAACGATCATATCACCAGGCTGAGGTTTGAAATTTGTTCCATGCCAAGGACCTGTGTAGAACTTTCCCCAACCATTTGCTACACCAGTTCTACATAAACTTCCTGCGCCATAGTCAGTAGGGATTATTTTTCCTAGTACTCCTACTGCTTTTGCGCAAGCTACAACAAATGCTGCGCACCACGGTTGAGGTTTAGATAACCCAGATGTATTCCATGCCCATGTTCCATCTTGGCCTATCTTTGATCTAGCAACTTGTAAGAATTTTGCCAGTACATTATCTTCTGAATTAGATGATGAGCTTACAGCCGGATTGTATATGAATCCTTGAAATGTATATGCGTTACTTGCATAATTATTCGGTGACCTTGTAGATGTCCACCAAAAGGTAGACGATTTCCAACCACTTTCAGAAGTAACAATAGAACCATCTGAGTTTATTTTCTCTACTATTGCTACATGACCTGCTGCTCCTGGTTTTGCCCAACAAGCTACAGCGCCTAATGCAGGTTTACTTCCCCTTTTGTATCCATCCTGAGTGTAGCTGTACCATGTTCCGGCATTACCTGTACAAAGTTTAGGTCTTTCTCCTAATATCTCCCAGAACCTGCCCCAAGCATATGTTGTACAGTTTGGCATACCATATGAAGGATAGAATGGACTACCTCCGTACCAATAGTAGTCTCCCTTATTTGGTGCAGTCGTTCTAGGCTTGAAGGCCATAAATAATCACCTCATTGATTATTGTATGCAAAGAACATAGGTGTAAGAATTTCAGTTATGTTGTTAAAAGCATCAATATGATCGTCAATCCAAAGCAACCAATCTTCCGAATCCTTTTCCCAGTCTATCTTCTTTAATTCTTCACGTTTAGTGTATAGACCTATCTGACCCTTAAGTCCAAGTTCTTCTAATGTTTCTTTGTATAACTTTAGTATTTCATCATTTTTTGTTTTGTTGAATGTAAATGACGGAACTATCCAGAACCCTAAATTCGGATGAAATGATTTTACAGCAAGATATACTTCATACATTTCTTCTTTAGCTTCTTGTAGTGTTCTTGCTCTTCCATTGAAGTACATACCGTATAGAAGATTTTCGTCTTGAATCATCTTTATCTGATGTACTAAATTAGGATTTCTGAATTCAACTTTTGAGTGTGTTGAATCAAATAGAAAACCTAATTCAACAACTATTCCTATTACTCCAAGTTCTTTTATCTTCTTGAAGTCTACTGATTTTACTTTTCTATTTATTGTTATTACATATGGATCTATTTGTTCAGGTGATGGGAGAATTCCTCCGTTTACGGCTAAAGCATAAGCAGTTGTTGTATCAGCAGGTATACTTGAATCTATACTTATGTTTACCGACGACGGTGACCTAGTAGGATTATATGAAGGATTTGATAAAATATTATTTACTTGATTAGCTATATCAGGAAATCTTGCTTCTAAATATGGTCCAGGACATGCTGTAGAAGCATACCATTTGTGCATATGTAAGTTTCCAGATTTGTCACCTGTATAATTCAATCGTTTTATTCCGTTTCTCTTGCAAATATCTGCAACAAGTTTTATCAGCGATTTATATGAAGCATCGCTTACAGGCCATTCCCCACCGGCAACGCTATTTGAAACTTCTATTGTTACTGCTCTGCAATCAATCTTTCCACTCGATGTTGCCCATGACCTATTCTTTTCTTCTACATAAAGGCCAATGTCCCCATCTCTTCCTATTCCGTAGTTTGAAGATGCTCCATCTGTACCAGATTTGAACCAGTTACCGCAACTTTCTGCAGACATTACACCAGCCATATGGTGAATAACAATATGATCAATTACTCCAGATGGATTATTGAATCTGCTATCTGTTCTGCTTCCATAATTTTTTGTTAGTATCTTCAATGTAGCTAAACTACTATTTGAGTAACTAGGCAACCTTACTCACCCTCTCCCATGCTTTCAATTTCTGCCAAAAATGAAGGAGGAAGCTTGCTGAAATCTGTAACAATTTCAGTAGAGTAATCTCCTTCTAGGGCATAGTTGCTGTATTTTGTCTCTATTGATGAATAGAAATTATATGATCCGTCAAGAACTTCTTTAGGTTCGTTAGGATGTAGTGATATTGATTTGTATATAAATGTTGTACTAAGAGGATTTTTATCTGTTCTCAAATATTCAAAATGGACAAAGTCGTCTGTTGTTCCTAATATTGTACCCTTTCGGATAAGTTGCCCAGGAACAACAAACGACTCTCGAAGCATACTGTACAACAGACAAATTGTATTGTCATATTGAATCAAAACCATGTTTCCATTTGTATACTTTGCTGCATCAATAACAACACCGTCACATATAGAATAAACATTTTTACACTTTATGTTTACTCCTGTATGAACATCGTCTGCAGTTTTTCCGAATCCATACTTTGTTCCTACTTCAGGATATTCTATATCAGTGTTTGTGAGAATGCAGTTTAGTATTTTCATTTTTGCCACCATTAGATATATGTCCCTGACATGTATGTGAAGTCAGGATAAATTGTACCAAAATCAACTTTTGAAGTAGAGATTATGTTTTTTGTCTTTGTGTATGAAAGTTTAGGATATGATGAACTCCCTCTTATCAATATTCCTTGCTGTGCTGCAACTTGATTAGCTGAGCTCATAACGAGTCTTTGGAGCTTCAATGTTGTAACGAATGTAGAACTTATATCATGCGAAACAGAAATTATGTTGTATACTCCGGTTATAGGAGATATTGTGTTTCCAGACATTACAAGTAAAGATATAGGCTGAGCAATATTATATTTCTTAGTGCTACCAGGAATAGTAACTGTGAAATCTCCACTGAATTGTGAAGCAATTGCATTCACATCATTTATGATATTAGCAGATTGAAATACATCTGCAAGTGTACTGCTCCAGCTATTGACAACTTGATAATCTTGAGCAATAGTGTTACCGCTGCCATCAACATTGAATCCAACTTGTGTATAGTTCATATCAGTCATGTTATACGCGACACCATTATATGAACCTGACAATGTAAGAACATTTGTATTAGCTGTACCATACTCAAGAGTATCTTTTGTGTATGTGCCCAAGAGACCTGCGTTGCTCTTGTAATGTATGCAACCTCTACTTGTCATGGTTGGTTCGTCTACCCAATATGAGAAAGATGAACTTTGAGGCCTTGTATCTGTGAAACTTGTTTTCAAGTAATTTGATAGAGGGCTCACTCTTCTGTTGTTAATAGCTTGACTCAGTTTTCTAACTTTGTAACTATCAAGACCTGCAGAATCTCTAGAAGCATTGTAAGATTTAGATAGTTTAAGTAGACCTGGAAAAGTTTCATAATCGTCTTTTCCTGAATAGGTTCCTCTAACATAACTATTGAATGATGTTGTCATTGCTCCATGATTAACAAGTGTAGGTTGATCGCAATGATCAATATCTAGATCATAGTAGTTAGTAGCTTTCACTGCTACTGCTAGCCCCTCGACAACTGCCGATGGTTGTACTATCCCAGAAAGCTCTGGAACTCTAAGTACAGGTAAACTTGTTTGTATTGCAAGAGAAGCATAACCTGTAATTGAATATTTCATGTATCTACCAGATGTAGAAACTTTGAAAGTTAGCGTAAAGCCCTGATATGATAGAGATTCTAGTACACTTCCATTATCATCTAACCATCCGAAAAGGAAGGAAACAGGTATTCCAGATGAATTTGAATAGTTGCTTGCATTCTGTGCTGATGTGTATAAAAGAGCTTCAAAAGCTGATATGTTTATTCTTCTTTTGTCATCTCCTCCAACAATACACTCAAGAGTCCATTGAGTCATTGATGATATCTCGCTGTTGCTCAATGATAACGATGTAAATGGAGAAGGTACTACAAGCCCGAAGTCAGTTAGCGCAACGCCTGCAAGAAAAAAGTTGCAGAAAGGATGTTTAGCCAATTATGACACCACCTTATAATTCAGGTGCTATTGAAAGAAGTCTTTCAACTTCCTTTCTAGTATTATCAGATAAAATCATATTATTTTTGTTATCTTTATACCATTTGTTTGCAGTTGACTTTGGATCAAATACGAATTGAAACGAACTCCAGTCACATAGCATTTCGCAAATGTACTCAAAAGGCATATCCATTGGCACTATTTCACCTTCATCTCTAATTATGCACCAATATTGCCAATGATGAGGGTTTCGCTTTTGATGTAGTAGCCAAGCCATATCAAATGCTTCTGAATCTTTCTTGTTGTTTCTATCAGGATAAAAGTAATTCAGATACGCATCATATTCGTCTTTCTGATATTTTGACTTATCATGATTAGCAACTAAATCAATTACCTTTGTAATCTGATCAACATCTTCGTCACTATCGGTAAGGATAGCAGGATACAGAATATCACGCCATGCTGTCTTTACTCCATTTATATGCTTCATAAGATACTCGTTGTATTCTGACTGACGAAGATTAGAAGATGCTCTAATGTATCTCTTCATGTATAATTACTCCTGTCCTAGATTCAATGAAGTTGCGGGAATAGACTGAAGGATTTCGCCTGTTTTGAACAAATCGTAAAATGATGTAGGTATCATCAATTTTTGTCCTTCTTTGACTGTAAAGCCGTCTTCTATCCTGTTGAAGTATGAAATGACCCATGAATATTCAGCGGACCCCAATGTATCTCTTGCAATGAGGTCTAATCTATTTTCATACTTATTAGGTACTTCATAGTACTTTACATTCAAATTAGTTACAAAAGCATTTGGAGTTTCAAGAGTTGTTATTCTATCGTTTGATGTAGGAAGATGAATAACTTGTCTTAGTCCTCTGTATCTAGATACATGACTGTAGTCTTTACATACACTGTATTCTATTCCTCGTTTTTCAATGACCTGATAAGGTATCAATGTATTTTGTATGTACATCAAATCACCTGTTTCGTATAAATATTATTGATTTTCCGGATTTGTTTGTGTTTCGCATATGCGAGAAAAACAATTTCTCAAATAATTATACGAAACAAGCTTATAAATATACGATTTGATATTATCCAATCAATGGTTTGTTTCTAATAACGCTGTGATTTAGAGCAATTTCAGAAACTTCTGTTATGTTGAAGGAAAGCTTAAAAGCAAGATACCAGCCGTCTAACCCAATTGGTCCATTCCAGCTAACAGAGCAATCTGTCATTACTCCTCGTATTAAGCATTTGCCCATAATATATAAGGAAACTATTGGGCAATTTACAGCAGACCCATTGAAATCAGGATAGCAATTTGATTGACAATATCTTATCAAATCATTTGCTTTACCGTCTCTATGGTCTGTTGTCCACATATCTCTATGAAGTTGGAATTCAAACTGATTTGTTCTCGGGCCAGAACTTTCATATAGCTGCCATGGTTCATATTGATAAAGCATGTCAGGCATCTGAGTATAGTTAGCTTTCCTGCTATCATTATATTCTTCAGGATAAGCTGGAATATCAATTCCAGTAGGCTCAAGAGAAGAATACAATGTTATATCTCCCCAAGGTAAATTGAAGAACTGTGTATTGCTACCGTTAGATCGATATCCGCTAACTATTTTAGAATTCCGTATGTTACTTACTTCGTTGAATATTGAAGGATCAATGTAATGTGGAGGATTAGAAAGCATCGTCATTGCTTTATTGTATACTGTTTTCTTTACCCCTTCGTTATTTCCCAATATGCTGTAAGATGTAGGAACTTCCATTGAATCAGGAATTTTCAGCATTCCAGGAAATGTTCCTAAAGTATCTAGAACTTTCCAATCATCTTCACTCTGAATAGATGCTTTTTCAAATACATCGGAATCACTCGTCATGCCATTGAGTATTGTTGACTTCCTTTGCCAAGTTACTAACTTATATGTATCATAAACTGTCTTATTACACTTAGCAATAAAAGACTTTCCGATATTCGGAGTTCGTTCAATGTCGTTTGCAACTAGTAGCCTTTCTACATTTGAATCTCCAACAATAGATGCGACATCTGTTAACTTTGTATCATTGGTAAGTTGTAGATACTTCATGCAATTTCACCTTCTTAAACACCTGCTGATTCAAGTCTCAAACTCTTTATAACATGAGGTTCTCCAAACATGGTTGCAGGTCTTCCGTCATATCTAGAATATGTTCCGTTCGGATTAAGGATTTTAACATATCTGTTGTCTTCTGTTATTTTCTTTATCCACTGCTTGCTGATAGATAAGCATTTCTTCTTAGCTTTTTCAGTGAAGTCATCATCTACATTATCTAAATCTAACAAGACCAAAAGGTCGTGTCTATCAATGTCTGAGGAATGTTCTGAAACAACAACACCAAGCATATATGAATACACCCAATCCGGCAGAACCTTCTTATCTTCTTTAGATTTCTTAAATATGCCAATATGAAATCGTATTGTCTGGACAAGAATTGCATATTGCTCTTTAAGTGATTCATCTTTAACATAGTAGTTGTCAAAGAAGAATCCCTCATCAGAATCAGATTTCATGAATGCTTCTATCATTTCATCGTCTGATATCATATGATAAGGATAGTCGGGAAGATAACCTTCCCGAGTATACTTTATCTTGATGTAGTCGTGAACTAAACTCATCCGATTATCTTCCCTTCAAAAGGATGGAAGGATTCAGTTGCCCAACCATCAATCTCTGTACCATAGCTTACACCAACAACATTTGTAATGTGCTCGACATTTGCGAGGAATGAAATTGTTCCAGGCTCAACATCCTCATCATTTGTATTCCATTTCTGTGATAAAGCTGTGAATTTTGTATCTATTACTATGTATCCTTCAGGTTCATCTGACGCATAAGCAGAAATGAATTGACCATCTATCTTCACCTGCTTTGTCAATCTATTCTTAGGATACTGTAGTAACGAGTTGTTTGGTAATCGGAAACTGGAAACAATTATTGATTTTCCATTTGACACATTTCCAGTAGTTCTATTCTTTACTAGAATTCCAGCTCCTAAAATAGTTCCATCTGTATTGAATGTTAAACTTTGAAGAGCGTATAGATAATGTATGTCGTTATCAACCGCTTCATTCCAGTAGTCTATGTCATTTGTTTGCGATATTGAATCAAGAGACATGACAGTCATACCAGAAACAGTTAAGTTGTTATCTGATTCATCAAACTGTCTGTACCATAACTTCAATCCATCAATGTATTTTAGATTCTCAATTACCTCTGAATCATACCAGAGACTGCAATTAGATAGGTTTATAGATGGGCCTTTATCTTTGCTAAGAGCTAATGTAGAATTTATTTTTATCTTCTCGCAATTTACGATATTGATAATTGTATTTGAATCTGCTTCACCTGAAAGATTTATATTTACGCCAGTTCCGAATCTGCTGTCAATGTTTCGAATAGTAACTATTGACGCTTCATCTTCTTTAGGTAGCTCCAAGGTGATATTTATCATACCGTTGTACCTACTATCGTTCAATGTATCAGAAGTAGGAAATGCGACACGATCGTTTACGTACTCATCAAGTTGTTCTTGAATGGACTCTGTTGTAAGCCCATTTCCAAACTCTTGATCTGCGCCAAGCTGATAGGCGAGCGTGCCTGTACGAAGTAGAGCATAATCTAGCAGTCTAAGATTACCATTCTCGTCTCTGTAAACATATCCACCATCTAGTTTCGTGTCAGGTACATTTAAGAACCCTCCAATTGATTCTTCTGTTGCTAGATTGATTTCTCCGGTTAACCAAATAGGATCTGAATACATCTTATCTGCATTCTTTGCTGAAACGGTGTAGAAATAATATGTTGTATCTACTGCTTGTGTATCCTTATCTACCTGGTCATATTTTATTACGATGTAAGATGTGCCAATTGCTCCTCTGTAGTTGCTTGTAGCTACTTGAAGTTGATTGTTGTAAGTTTGTAAAGCTTCATCAGAAGAACCTGTTTCTGGAATTGGATCGTTTTTATCAGACGACCATTCAAACTTAGTTATTTGCAGATCAAGCCCAGAAGGAACATCTCCATTCTTGTTACTTGTTTTGAACTTAAATTGTGTAACAATTCCATCAATGATTATGTACAATGTAGAAGGAGATTTGGTTGAATCAGAAGAAGCAACAACTGAGTTATCCGTTCCTACTACTATATAATCGCCAATGCTCCAGCTAGAACTTATAGGGGGAAGCTCTTTTCGTTTTTCATCAGTTATAGTATCAATATATGCCCTTTGTTTTCCCTCTAGAATCTTTGTATGAATATTTTCAAAAGCATCTTTTATCTTCTGAGTGTAATCATGATCAACAGTACCTGAAGATCCAGATGAATAATCGGCTTTAGGCAACTTCATTATTCTTGGCTGATAGTAAAGCTGTTTACCGTCTGTATTCATCATTCCATCAATTTGTTTATGAGGAAGAGCTAGAACTACATTTCCGCTTGTGTCAGTTCCAAAGTTTGCATTAGTTACAGAAGGCTTTTCGGTTGTAGCCTTGTTGTAACTCTTATCCCATACAATCAAGCTATCTGTTATGTTGCACCAGGTGTCCTTTGTTGATGAACCCTTACCAGAGAATCCGTATATGTATCCCGGATTCAATCCATCTCGATTGATATAGTTATCAGACATAAGCTTACTGATATTTGTAATTCTATCAGCATCTAGATATCTACACTTATCAGGATAATTCTGAGATATGTTTGTTATTCTACCATTCTGATAAATGATGTCACCTAGCTTAATGTGAGCTGTAACTTGCCCTTGATCATCTTTGCAGTCAATAGGAAGTTTGAATTCTGATTTAGGCAGAATAACTACCTGAACTCCTTCAAAGTAGTTTTTCTCTTCTGCAATCATTGCTCCGGCCATTGTTTCTGTTGTGCTATACATTGCACGAAGACCAACAGAGAGCTCTCCTAGAAGAGGTTGCATAGAATTCTTTCTTAGCTTCTGATTTGCTTCACCTATATCAATCTTTACAGGTACAAGTGATTCAAAGTAGTGACCGTTGATGACAGCTCTACCTTCTGTTATCATTAGAACTTGGCTGTCACCAGAAGCTATCTGTCCAGAGCTTGTTGTAGTTCCAACCAGCTTAAAATCATCTTCTGAATTAACAAAAGACTGACCAACCATATAATGGATTCGCTCATTACTCTGAATAGGGCCTACTTCAACACTTTCTCTAGAACGAAGGTTGAATTCAGTCATTAGCTGACCGCCTGTCTTAGAGTTAGCTAATGGGAATATGTTTGTTGTTCCTGTTGAGAATCTTATAAAATTCATTTATCGCACTCTCCTATCAAGTGGATTCATAATTAAATGTACCTGTTGCCATTGCTGCGATTGCATCGGGAAGTGTAAGCCTACCAGATGTGTTATTCTGCTGCATTATGCTCTGAACAACGATTAGAATCTGGCTCAGTATTGCATTTGTTTGCAATGTAGGATCAGTCAGATCTGTTGCAGCTGTTAGTGCATCTGCAAGTGCATAGATAGCATCAGAAGATTTATACTTCTCATCATTCTGTATCTTAGTTACAGCTGCATGATCATACGATTTACTGTATAGAATATGATTAACGAAGTAATCATCAAAGGCTTGTTTGAACTCTGTGTTCTTTTCAAGTATCTTAGCGATTAGATCGTTTCCTGCTGTAGTTAGATCTATCATACTCTGCATTTGACTGTCTGAGTTCAATGAGAATGTATCAAAGTATTCTAGACCTTTGTCCCAGAATGTTTCTTCTTTCTTTGCTTTTCTTGCTTGTTCTTGTCCGCCCTTAACTCCTTCTTTTGCTTCAAAGTATCCCTGAAGGTCTGCTTCTGAATATCCTAAAGTATCAAGTGCTTTTTGATAGTCAGATATTCCGAAGTTTCTTGCAGTTGCTGCCCACTCATCATATGTCTTACCTTGGTCAACGAAACTGTCGATAGTGTTCATCATTCTATCGAAGTTTGATTGAAGAATCTGCTTGTTTCTTTCTTCTGCTGATTGTTCATTAGAAGAAGTAGAACTTCCAGAAGATACAGACATTGCTGTATTCTTTACTTTAAGACCGTAACCTTGACTCTTTCCTACTGTGCCCCACTGATAATTGCTTGATGGACCATACGACGAAGATTTACCGCCTACTCCATATTTGTTTGGATTCTTGCTATCCGTTCTAGAAAGAAGAAAGCTTGCTATGCCTTGTTTTGCAAGCTGGCTTAAGTATGCGCCAGGAGAAAGAAATGCTGATGTAAAATCACCTATTGCATAAGCAGTTCTACCTATAGCCTGAGCATTGTAGTATGATGACTCTCCACCTAGAAGTTGAACAAGATTAGGAGTTAAATTAAGTTCCTTTCCTCTTGTTGTAAGATTATAGAAGGATTGAGCATTACCTTGACCTACTTTGCCAAGTGCTAGAACTTTCGCAACATCGTCCTTTAGAGCATTTCCTTCGGCAGTAGATTGTGCTACATTAGATACAGTAGTAATTAACCACCTTACTGGGTTCAGTATGTTCATTATGTTCTTGATAGTATTTTTGATGCCAGCTAAGAACTCTAATGCTGAACCTTGGATTTCTACTCCATAAGTAGTTTCCTGAAGCTGCTGAGCAATCTGTTCATCCCACATATGCTGCTGAATAGCTCTTGCAGCTTCATTGTCCATTACAAGTGATAGACCGTTTTCTATCATGTACTGGTTTATCTGCTGGTTCTTTAGTATATCAGCATTAGTTGTAGACTGACCAGATTGAAGATTAGAAATGTTCTCATCAAGAGCAGCACTTGATGTATTCATGTTTGTAATTGCTTTTGCAAGATAGTTGAAGTCAACTCTTGCGAAAGCATCCATTGATACTCCGAATACATCTGAAAGTCCCTCTGCAACTTCCATGAAGTTGTCATTGGACATATTCTGCATCTTCGCTAGATTAGTGAAGAGTGTCGAAAATACTTGTTGAGGGTTATTTACTAGAGCTTTTAAGAACTCAGTATTGCCTGCGTTGATTCCTGCAAGCGATCTTAATGCAACAATTTGGGAAGAATTACCACCTGTCGCTGCTTTTACTATTGCATCAGTCATTGAAGATGCAAGGTCAGGAGCAATTGCACCTGTTACAGCAGATACTGCGGTCAGCACAGATGACAACTGACCCGCGTCTCCTTGTTTAGCTGCTGTTGTAATCTTTACTGCTTCTTCAAATAAGGATGAAGCATTCTTTAGTCCAGTACTAAATCCTCCTGCAAGCTGTCTACTAGAGTAAAGTAGATTACTTGCAAAGTTTTCTAGTTCAGATGTTGCATAAGATATTGCTTCTGTTTCAGACTTTCCATTCTTTATTGCATTAGCTGCAAGAGAAGCATATGTTGATGAATACTGGAAGAAGTCTTCTGTAGGTATAGCAGCATTTAGCTTTGTTGCTAGATATGCAAACTCTTCTGCTACTTTACCGCTTAGTCCAGACTCAAGAACTTTTGTTAGGTTTGTTGTTATATCAGAACCGCTTACATATTTTGATAGACCCTCTTGTCTCAGTCTTTCAGCATACGAAGCCATCAGATCTTGAAGATCTGATTTTGTGTAACCTTGTGTTTGGTTTATTGTTCTTAGGTTTGCGTCCCAAGCGTCATAAACCTTTTGAGCAGCTTCTTCTAGAATCTTAAAAGGCTGAGTTATGATGGTTTCTACATCTTGCTTAAGACGGTCCTTTGCAAGTTCAGCTCTTCTATCTTCAGAAGCTTGATCTCTTTTTGCACTATCTTTCAGTGCTTTACCGAATTTCTTTCCACCTTCAATTGCAGGTCCAAGTGCTTCTGAGAATAGTTCTACTGCTACCATTCCTGCAACAATAGCAATGCCTGCATATCCTGCAGCGGCAGCCATTGAAACAATTCCGCTTGTTGCTGCAGCAGCAGAAGATGTCATTGTGGCCATTGCTGTTGAACCTGCTTGAGCAGCTGTTCCAGCAGTTGCTGCACCTTCAGCCATTGTAGCTGCAGCAGTTGCAGCAGCCTCTCCAGCACCAGAAGCAGCGGCAGCTCCTTGACTTGATCCAAATACGCTGTTTATTATATTTCCTGCTTTACCTAATATAGAGGATGTTCCAGATGCAGTTTGTACAGCTGACTGACCTTTGAACTTACCAGCTAAATTTTTTAGAGCATCACCTGCAGCAGATTTTCCGCCATACTTATCAGCGCCCTGCTGAAAAGCATTAGAAGCAGACTCAAATATCTTCTGTTTTGCATTGTCGAGCTTACCGGTTATTTTCTGACCGAGCTTTGTGCTCTTAAATGCGTTCATACCAACTTTTCCGAGTTGGTTTCCAAGCTCACCTGGTAGGTCTTGTACGCTTACTCCAAAGTCTTTTGCGAAGCCTTGAACGACACTCGACATTTGATCTTTGAAGTCTTTTCCTAGAATACCTTCCCAGAATGCGTCTTCAAATCCATCGCTGAAGCTACCGTATGATTTCTTTCCTGACTTTCTACTTCCTGCGTTCTGAGCGTATTGATCTCCAAAGTATCCCTTTTTCTGACCAAATTGATCACGAGCAGATGATTGAGAGAAACCATTTGCTTTTTGAAGGATCTGCTTTGTTGTTTGATCTATAGACTTAAGATAATCTTTTACTGAGTTTAGATTACCTTGGTTGTTCTGATTTTGTTGTTGCTGATTTTCATCCTGTAATCCTTGAGATTCAGAAACAAATCTTGATGTTTTATTTTGCTTGTTATTATCAGCCATGTTGTTTCTTCACCTCTCAATCTTCTTTTCTAGTTATCATATTCAGAATTTCTGTTTTATGATATTATATAAGATTTCTGGATATTAAATTAGAGACGGGACTTTTACATCCCGTCCCTTATTGGAGGAAAATATCTATTTTGGTTTCTTACCTTGATTTAGTCTCTTTTCTCTTTCTCTTAGCTCTTTTTCAAATGACTCTACATATTTCTTTCTCACGAATATTGGTTGATCCATGATCCATTCAGCTGAGACAGCTCCTTCAGAAGCTCTTGAGATAAATAGTGTTTCGTCAATTATGTTTTCATACATTTGTTGACGAATTTCCATGTATGTTTTATTCTGGCCGTTTACTTCTATCGTGCTTCCATTGCCGTAGATCGTCCAAGGTTGGGCGAAAAAATCTTTCATCAACCAGAGCTAAAAATGCTGCCCCGTTGCTTCCGCATCTAGGACAAGTACAGCTACCTCCAGCTCTTAGACCGTAGTCTGTAAGCTCTGCTACTCTGTCCTTTAGGACAATGTAATCTGCAGATGATAGCTTATTCTTGATTGATACTCTTACATCGATAGGAGTCATGTTCTTTTCATCTCCCATTGATGTAATCATGTAACAGATTCTTGAAAGCTCTCTGTTGTGTTTTCCGGTAGGGCTGGTGAATTGCTTGTCTTTGTATGAATTTAATGCTTGCTGCATTGTCAGCAGATGTAGCTCTACATCACCGTTAAAATCAAGAAATTCATCAGCCTTTATCTTAAGTTTATTCTTGAAGTTTTCTGGAAGCGGCTTGCATTCTACAGATGTTAAGTTTACTCTATATTCTCCGTACATCTGTCCGCATTTATCACAGAAAATAGAATTTGTTGTGAAATATGGTCCGTAGTTTAGAAGTCTTAAGCATCTGCAAATCCACTGGTAATCAATTTCGAGAAGTTCTTTTGTGTCAATTTTCTCTTCAATTGCGGAAGGAAGGATCTTGTCGATCATTGTTTGATCAAAATCTTCGCTTCCTACATAATCCAATTCAGATGCTGTCGGAATGTTCTTGAGAGTAAGTTCATCTGGAATGTTTTTATACAGCCCTGCGCCTAGAAGCTGTATCTTTTCAGATAACGCCATAAAGTAAAACCTCCAAAAGTTTTGTTTGGTTCTGGTGAATTTTTATGACTCACCTTCATTTGTATACAAGGTTCAAAATGATGAGCAGCTAAGTTATAGCTGCTCATCATTATTATCCCCATGAAATTGAAATCCTACAAAAATCACGGCCAAACCGGTCATCGTTTCCGATACATATATCATAACCAAGATTCTTAAATTTATTAAAACATTCTACAACATCGTCATGATCATAGCAATTGGTCGGTAAAAGAAGACTTGTTTCATATTCACCTTTGCTTACAGCTTCTTTTATTGACTAGTTGATCTTATTTGTCAATGAATTGTATTCATCACAAATTTGCTTAGCAAATTCAGCTGAATAGATAGTATTTTCCATATCATTCATCCCACCTAATCTTGATAGATACATTATAGTAACCCTGGCCCCAGTCATCTGTTTCAAGATGACGTTCTACTTCTACCTTGTAACCTAATTCTTCGAGAATTTCACGATATTTCTTCTTTGCATCCTTTGTGCACCGTTCAGATAATATAACTCGGCAGCTGTATTCTCCGGATTCAGCAGCATCTCTTATAGCATCAGCAATTTCACAGTAAGGTTCGTAGCTGTTAGCGTCATCAGAAAGCTGCTTTGCAGTAGAAGCATCGATGATCATTGAATTTTACCTCCTGTCGTGAATCATTTAAGATATTGTATTCAATTACTCCAATCGAACTGATCAAAACGAATATGCTTCTTGATGTAATCCAACTTTTCTTTATCATTCCATCTCTTAAAAAGATTCATATTGACAGTTGAGGCATCAATGTCCCACTTTCGGATGAACTCCTCGTAAGTTTCATCTGGGTCTTTTTTATAGAAGTCTGGTCTAGTTCCATCTCTAAAAGTTCCAGAGAAGTATTCGGTTGCATATCCACCAGTCTTCATAGGAACACAAATTCCAGGTTCTGCAATGATTCTCAAGATAGGTTTGCATTCGCTTGAATAGTCAGAAGACGGATCAATATTTACTACATGATCATTCAAAGTCATGTCATACGAGTATATAGAGTATCCGTCTACTTTTTCGTATTCGTCGTAGAAAGAGTCTCCTCCAATTCGAAGCATTTTACCACACCGCTGACAAATATGAATAATGTCCATATTCTTTTCACACGCCTCATCCACAAGGTCCCAGCTAATCATATGAATACGACCACATCTGCAAGGATAAACAGAAAATCTGTTAGACATAATATTACCTCCAAATTTGAGCTCTATTGATATGTTGATTACTTTAGATCTTTCAATCCTTTGATACGTCTCAGCTCTTTACAAGTGCGGTCCCAATCTTCTTGATAAGTCTGCGCGCCATTTGGAAAAGGAAGATGAGGAATCCTAGAGTTCCATGTAGCATAAGAAGTACAGTAACGGTGATTCATACATGTAGGGAGCATCAGCAACCGATACTGGAGATACATAAGCTTCTTGATGTAATGATAACGAGTCATATTTCAACCTTCCTTTCTAACCTTTTAGTAGCTAACTCTGCATCTAGTAAGGCAAGTTTCCTTTACTCCGTTGTATTCGCCATTGGACTTAACTTTGCCTTTGATGGACTTTACTTTCTCTTCATCACACCCAGAAGAAGCGAACCAAGAGTAGACGTTACCTTCTTTGTCTTCAAACTTGTAAAGATGAGTGGTTCCGTACATGTTATCGAAAGAAGTGATGTACTTGAAGTTGACAACTTCAAACTGAACCTTGTCGCCTTCGTTGTACTTATGAGAAGACCTCTGAGCAGCCTTTGCTCTTTCAGCAGCTTCTCTGCGCTTCTTATCTTCGATCTCTTTGTGACGCATGTAGGCCTTGACAGAGGAAGTAACGAATCCAATCTCACTTCTTGCGAAGTAGTCGTTGAAGAAGATAACTTCCAGGTTGTGCATGTAAGGGTCCTGCTCGTTAGAAAGATGCTTGCACCAATTGATGGTTTCTTCTGCAATCTTCTTGCTTTCTTCGGTAACTTCAAACTCGCAATCAAGCATCTCCTTCTTGATGGATTCGCTTCCAATGAACTTTCTATCCAATGCATCAACCTCGAAGTAGGTAAAAGCTCTGGTTGAAGTAGGATAGTTGCTGTAGCTGTTGAAGTATCCAAAACGCTTGACGCATTCTGCTACGTAAGGAAGATATTGAGAAATGTACCAATAAGGCTTTCCCCAACTTCCGGAATAAGGAGCTTCACCTTCGATAAGGTTGTCGAAGAAGCTGATGTATCTTGTTACATTTTCTGCGCTGAGTCCACAAGTGAAATCCTTCAGACAAGAAAGACCTACCTGCTTCCACTCACCTGTGACAGTGTTGCGAACGAGGCAGGTCTTGCTACGACGACGCTTACTGTTGCAATGTTCGCAAATTGGATCCGAATTGAAGTAACGAGTAGGAATCTCTGCGTCTTTGTTGAAAGTACGGATGATGTTTCCGCCTTCCTTGTGCTCGATAGAAGCAATGAATTCCCAATCATTGAGCTTAGCAGTTCCTTCGGCTTCTACAAGAATGAATCTGCAGTTTCTCTGATTTCCTTCGTCATCTGTTACCTTTCGGATTTCACTTCCGACTACCTCAAACTTGAACTCGCATCCGAACTTCTTGCACTTGTTTGCGATTGTCGTGATCTTCTTCTGAAGACGATCGAAATTCTCTTCGTAAATTGCGTACTGAGCCATTTTGTTACCTCCAGGTTTGAACCTTCTTGATGTGTTGAGGGCCTTTGTTATTTTGTATATTATATAACGATTCTTGTGAAAAGTCAATGGGTTTGACCTTCGTTAATAGTTTCTTAATAATTTACATAGAAAAAGGGCAGGTTTCTCTGCCCTTTCAATTTTACTTACCAGTTGATCCAAATCCACCATCACCGCGTTCAGTATCAAATAAGTTTTCTACTACTTCAAGATTTGGATAAATATATGGTACAATTACAATTTGTGCAATTCTATCGCCAAATTTAACTTCTCTGACATCAGATGAATCATTGTACAAGCAGACCTTAATTTCTCCTCTATAATCACTGTCGATTACGCCAACACAATTAGCAGGACGAAGACCTTGCTTTGTTGCCAGTCCAGATCTTGCAAAAACAAGCCCTACATATCCATTAGGAATTTCCATTGCAATTCCTGTAGTAATCATACAAGACTTACCAGGAAGGATTATTGTTGCATCACAAGCAAATAGATCATAACCTGCTGATCCATCTGTCCCTCTTTTAGGTTCAATTGCCTCAGTAAGCATTTTCTTGATTCTTACATTCTCAATTTTGTTACAATTACAACTCATTATAGCTAATCCTCACAATCATAAAAAGTAATTCACCTTTTATGCCTCTTTGATTACAAACATTATGTATTCAATATATCTCTCAAATATTCAATCTCCATATTCAAGTGTAAAATTCTAATATCATTCATCAGCCATCAGTTCACCACACTTATGCTTATAGTAATCCAAAATTGCTTGTAAATCCAATGTTTTCTTTTTTAGGTCGCTAACTTCTTTATTAAGACTATCAACAATATCTGAATAGGAATTATAAACACTATTAGACATAAACACTCCAAAATTACAAAATGTTACCGATCCATTTTCTGCGCTATGAATTGCTTTCATAACATCAGAATATTTACTACTAACCTTTTTCAGCTCTTCATAATCTCTTCGTTTGATCCACATTTTGCACCTCAACATAGAACTCTAAATTCCTAATAAGGAATATACTGCACTGCTATATTATTATAAAAAGAATAATTGAAACCCGAAATAGCTTGAATAATTTCGCTAACATATGCCCAGTAATCTCATAGAGAGTTACTACAAAATTGATACAAGCATGACCTGCATAGCTTTTCTGTTCCATTCTTCAACTTCCTACTCTCTACAAGCATATCTAATCAACGGCCTACTCCCAAACTTTGGTCACTGTCTCAATTCAGAAATCATTAACTATCCTCACAGTAAAATCTGGAAATATTGGCCAAGTTCCACCGTTTCGTGTCCCAAACCGTGGAACAAAGATACCCATCTTCTATGTGTATAGATTTCACGTGATATACCTGAGGATTCGTAAAGGCTCCAAACTGCCTTTTCATGTGTTCCTCAAATTCGTCCTTGAAGATAATAGTTAACCGCATCAATCCACCTTCTGCATCCAGAATTTACGACAACAGTCAGAGCAATTTACACCGTAATTTGCACATCCGCCATATTTGTTTCTGTGGGCAGAAGAAATAGTTGAAGGACATATCTTCAAGAATCCATCATCTCCAACTTGTGCCTCAGGCCACTGATCCAAAAATACATCCTGTCGTGTCTTATGCGGATGCGAAGTAGACCACTTTTCGACAATATCAATCTGATCTGTAGCGCTCATTGTTGACTCTTGACTAACTGCGCAACTTAGTTCATAAGCATTAAAAGCAGGGCAACCTTTACATTCAAGAGAATTAAAACTATTGCACATCCTAGTTCGTTCCTCAACAAAATTCACCGCGTACATTATTCTACCTTCTTAATATTTGAAATTTTCAATACATAGCAGTCTTAGCAATCATCTCCACAAATCGAAGAACTAATACCTACCCAATCATCATAGACAATGATAGGATCTCCTAGGAGCGTATCAGGTGCAACCTTATAGATTTCGCTAATATTGAAGACACATCCGCAACATCCGCAGATAATTTCATCTCGGTAAGCAATACCGCCTTTATAGCGTCCGTTCTTGTAGTCCCAAAATCGTACCTGTGTAGGAATATCAAAATAATCATACTTCATAATGAATTACTCCCTCGAATTTGAATCATATTGATATGTTAATTATTGTCTACATTGTATATAACGATTTTTTGATCTAGAAGTGTATTCGTTTCCTCATGTGTCTTCTTCACATCAATTATCCTTTGGTTTGAGCTGCCTCTAAAAGGAAGCGAAATATCACGAAGGCTTTCTACATATGGACCATCAACTACTACATCTACAGGAAAAAAGTATTCTCTCAAGTTAAACTCATTTCCTGTGTATATCCAGATATCTTTCTTACTTCCAAATTCATGCTTCACTGCTCTGCATATATCAATCACTTTTGATCTATTTCTAGGAGACATTGGGTCGCCTCCAGAAATAGTTAAACCTCTGATATAAGGCTTTGAAAGGCATTTTATAAGATAATCTAAAGCGTCGTTATCAAATACTTTTCCAGCTGAATAATCATGAGTCTGAGGATTATGACAGCCTTTACAATTATGATTACATCCTGATACCCAAAGGACAACTCTGAATCCTAGCCCATTTGCAATGTCGCACTTAGATATTTTAATATAATTCATATATCAGTACCACCTTAGAAGGAATCGTGCTTTACTCGCATTTCTACTTCTTGTTGCTTACCCTTATTGAAAGATGTTTTGTAATCGTTTGTGAGATAACCAGTTACTCTTCTCAACCTCTTAATATCCTTGCTACCGCATTTAGGACAAGTATCATTCATTTCATCGCAATATCCACACTCCATACATTGGTCATTAGGTACATTTATTGCGAAGTAGGGAATATCTTTATCCATTGCATAATTTACAAGAGTCTCAAGAGCATCTAGATTGTGTTTACAGCTGCTTCCTAACTCTACATAAGTTATACATCCAGCATTTGAATATCCGGTTAGCTGCGATTCGATGTCTATTTTCTCAAATGGATCAAGATGTTTCCAAACAGGAACATGTATAGAATTAGTAAAGAATTCCTTATCAGATACATCTTTTATTACGCCATACTTTTCCTTGAACTTCTTCATTGCGGTGTAACAAAGATTTTCAGCAGGTGTATAGTAAACTCCAAAGTTAAGGTGATAACCCTCTTTGAATTCCTTGCATCGTTTTTTGAAAAGATACTCAATTTCTTGTGCAAACTCCATACCTTCTCTGCATGTATGGTCGCATCCGAGCAGTATCTGAAGAGTTTCAGCAAGTCCAATCTGCCCAATAGCAAGAGTCCCGTGTTTGAGCGCTGATTCAATTCCTTCTTCGGGAACATATCCTGCCATCAAATTGTTTTCATACATGAACTTAGCTGAATCTGGAGATTGACTGCAGATCCAATTGTATCTTTCAATCAATGAATCTCTTGCATCTGATATTGCTTCGTCTAAAATAGAAAAGAATTCTGATTTCAAATCATATTCAGATTCTGATGAATTTGACAAATACGCTAGATTTTGTATTCTCTTTTTGGCCTCCATAGCCAAGGTAGGAAGAATTATAGTTGTAGGACAAATATTTCCTCTTCCATCTTTTAGCTGCCCTAATCCGTTTATGTCGTATCCGTTAGCTGTTCGACACCCCATAGTAGAAAAATATGTTCTAGGATCATTTAGGTCATATCCTGCATTTCCAGACCAGTCTACATTACAGTAATTTGGGTACAGTCTTAATGCTGTAGACTTCAATGCAAGCCTGAATAGATCATAATTTGGATCTCCTGGATGCCTATTTACTCCCTTCATGCACTGGAATATTCCGCAAGGGAAAATAGATGTTCTATTTAATTTGCCAAGACCTTCAATTGACAAATCAAGAACAGCTTTTGTTACCATTCTTCCTTCGGGCAAAGTACAAGTACCGTAATTGATAGAGGTAAACGGCAACTGGTTTCCAGATCTACTTTGAAGTGTATTTAAGTTGTGGTACATTCCCTCTGTTGCTTGATGACATTCTTCTTTTGTCATGTCCATAGCATATTGATACGCCTTTGGAAAATGGTGGTAAGCTTTGTCGTCAATTGACATCTCTTTGTTGTAGATGTCTAATCCTTTTCCCCTAAAATTTTCAATATATTTTACACCTTTAATGAAATGCTTATAGAAAGACTTTCTTACATAAGGAACCATTGTCCAGTCAAGATGCGTTGCGCTAACTCCACCAAACTGCTGCAAAGATTGCAACTGAAATATGACTGCTACAAGCTGAAAAGCTGTATTCAATGACCCTGCAGGTCTAACATCTGTCTGCTTTACAACAAATCCATTTGCAAGTAAATCGTCAAATGGTACGCTAAGACAATTATGATTTCCCACAGCATAGCTGTTGAGGTCATGGATATAAACACGATTGTCAATGTGATTCTTCTTAGACTTTTCGGAAACAAGAAAGTCAAGCGCAAATTGTCTGCAAACTACATCGTTAGCTTCCCCCATTCTTCCTCCGAAAGAATGTTCGTCTACATTTGCATTCTGATTGTCAATTTTTCTTCCAAGCAGTTTGTCTGCAACTGCTTTCATCAAGTCATCATACTTGTCTCTACTCATTGAATGAACTTGACGGTACTTGATATACTTTCTCGCCAATGCATACTTTCCTAAAGACATTATACTATCTTCTACCATATCTTGAATTTCTTCAACATTCAATGGTCTGTCATAAGTTCTAGCTTCCTGCTCAATTGATTTTGCAATGCCCTCGACATCGTAATCAAATAGCTTGTCATCTCCTTCAACCTCTGCATTCGCTCGGTTTAAGGCAGATATAATCTTAGCGGAGTTGAAATCTTCTTCTACTCCGCTTCTTTTGATTATTCGCATGTAATTACCTCCTAGTTAGTATCGTTGTATATGTATATAAGGCTGGTCAAGGGTTATTTGACCAGCCTATAGACACAAGATCTTGCCTTGAAGATATAATATTTACTTATTACAATTCAATCTTCGTCGAAATCCGAATCAGATTGTTTGATAAGATTTTCTACGAAAGTTCTCAAGTAGTCGCCCTTTTTGTCATCAACCATCAGATCTGCTACTTTAATCTTCATTAGTTTCTTAACAACTTCTGGGCACTTATAGAAATTATCGTGGATGGCGAAGTCAATAGGGATCCATTTGAATCCGTCTTCGTCATGGATTAGCATTTTCTCTTTTTCAAGGTTATATATACCAATGCTTTCTTTACTAGAAAAAATTGCAACTGAATATGGAGTTTCATAAAAATTTGCATTGATGAAAACAGATCCATCAGGAAAGACATGAATTCCATTAAACTTTATCATCTTTTACCTCCTGAATAGACAAAATTTAATTTTTAGAGTCAACCATCATATCAGAAACCGGATTTCTTCTAAATTGATGATACATTCTGTATAAATATTCATCTGAATTGATTTCTACCCAACCTGGAGTACCTTTAACATCCTTGAAGTATCTTTCGATATTGATTTTTTCACCTTCAGGAGAAATTGCGTAAAGTACTCCAAGCGTGTCGAAATCCCCTCCGTCTTCGTCATAAAGGAATTCTTTGCAGTAAATTTTATACTGCTTAGACGAAGGTGAATATGGCATCTCAATAGGAAGCATATCGTCTAGAATTCTGCATCCATATCCGTGGAACATATTTCTCGGATCGTCTACATTGACGCAGACAGCTCGGTCAATATCGTTGTACTTAACAGACCCATCAGGATATACTTTCTTGAAAAGTGAAGACATTCTAGAGCATTGATATTCCTTCACATCCTTGCTCAATCCTGAAACTTCATTCCATACGTCTTCTGTATCCTGAATGTCGTTAAGAGGACGCCCATCAATTAGACGAATCAAAATTGATTTAGTTATAGAAATAGACATTCCTGAATGACCATCCTCGAGTAGGGACTTGAATGCCTTAAATGCAGATTCATAGCATCCTAAAATGTAATCATTTTCGCCTCCTTCTTCTTCAGGAGAAGACTTGAGACGGTTTCTTACAATCTCAATTTCGTTTTCAGCCCAGTTGATAGTACTCATATCACTTATCCCCCTTCTTGGTTACTTCCTTCAGATCATTATATTCAAGAGGATAAATTCCATACTCGCAAGGAGCTGCACGACCTGTCTCAATCCAATGACGGTTAGTTGCGTCTGTGCCTAGGCGGCCGTCAGTAGTTTCATACAGCTTTTCTTCTCTACCGTCAGAATATACGATAATATCCCCATCCTGAAGCCTGACTCCATTCCTGTCGAAGTAGATATACTTATCATTTAATTCATCATAAACCATTGTAGCCTTCAACTTCATATTAGACCTCCTTATTAAGCAGCTTCATCATATGAAGGAAAGTTGTGTCAACAATGATGTTACCGTTCATTGTGTTAGCCCAACGAGTTTCATTCGTTTTGGATGTTACGCGTCTAGGACGGGCATGCCCAGCAAAATCGGCAGCAGCATTTACAACTCCCCATGCAGTGTCTTTGAACTTCAAAATGTCAGGAGCGAAATAACAATACATGAATCCGTCCTTCATGTCCTGAGCATTGTTCTTGACCCTATCGCTTACATCGTCATCAACTTTGAAAAGAAGATCAACAAACTGCTCTACCTCAGACTGATTGAAAGTAAGATTAGCAAGTCTATCTCCTACAACGCTTAGATCTTCCATGTAACTGTTAGCGAGCGCCAGCGTACGCCTTGCTTCTTCTACCTTACTATTGATATCTCCAACATGACGAGTCGTCCAGCAGCGCCGTGTATTGCTAAGAGCAAGGTTAAGTGTGTTATTACAAACAACACGAACAGGTGTCATGCAAACTTTAATAGAACCTAGACCATCATGGCTGTTAGTAAAGCACACATAAAGATCAACATCGTCTCCAACTACTTTCACCTTAGGCATCTTAGCAAGAAGCCAAATCTGCTTTCCGTTTCTAAGAGATCCTGCTGTCTCATACTTTACATCGTCAGAAATAAGCTCGTCAGTGAATTCGAAAGCTTCTGCATTCTGAACAATCTTGTACTTGTTAGAAACAATTCCTAGAACAGTGTTGTCAGAGTCTCTAACATTTGATTTCCAGCCTTCAATCTCCTTCCCATCTGCAGTGAAAATAGGATTAGAAATTACATTCCAATCTAGGCCAGCAAGGTGAAGTGCATCTTTAGAAGTAGGAGCTTCCTGGACAATAGTTCCAAGACCGTGCCAGGGAACTTCACGTACGCTAAACATTGTTTCAACATTAGCAGGCATATTTTTTACCTCCATCAAAATTTATCTACATTCAATATAACCATTCTTATTTAATTTTTAGTTATCGAATAGCATAGTACAATTTACACCATAGAATAGCAGTTTTTGTAAACTCTGGATTAGTTGACCACCATTGATTACTTGACATTATGGCGGATATCTTCCTATCTATCATGAATAAGTTCGCTATGTTGAAATTATTTCTATCATTATCTAAGAAGCATATCATCTTTCCCTCTGGCACAGGTCCAAAGTTATCTGAATATATTTTTTCTTGAAGAGGAATCCAATATGGGCGCATGTATCCACTAATATCGCTTTTTTCTGGAACCTCTCTAACTTTTATGAAAGTACTAGTTTGTGATTTTCTAATTGTACCTATAGGAAGCTGCTCTTTTCGCTTTGATCCGTATCTAGTTACGCTAGGCTTTCCTTTAAGATGAAGTCTTTTATTACATTTTTCTCGTATAGATTCGAAAGACCGTGTTTCACGAAAAACTTTGTTGAAACAATCAGCCATGTCTCTATAGCATGAAAATTGGTTGAAGTTTTCTACTAACCAGTCTTCTTGCTCTTTTGTAAAATATCTTTTACTTTTCATCGCCTATCATACTATTGATTGCAGAGTTCTTGAGCTTACCTTCGGAAATCATCTTATCGCGTCTAAGAACAATGTCTGCATTATTGATCATCTGCTTTGCTAAACTAGATATAACAGCAGCAATTTCAGCTGCCTGCTTTCTAGTTTCATTTGATGCTTCGGGATTAGTTAGAGCTTCAATCTGCTCTCCAAGTTTATTCTGAAGTTCAATCAGTGTCATAATTTCCTCCTATCAATATTCAATGTATCTTTTCATCATTCTTCCGCAGTCAGGACAGAATCTTGAATATCTTTGCGACCACATATCACAACAGCTAGAAACAAATCCGGAACTTACTTTTGTCCCAGACCGATAGTGTCTTCTCCATTGACCAGGTTCGAACATATCTTCTTGAATATATTCGAAGCAAATTTCGGGTACAAGACACCAACCACAATGAAAAACACGCATCTTAATATCATTGTTGTATTCAACTTTATGATAAGCTACAATACTACCATTGTCAAAAAAAAATGAAGTAGGAATTTTATCATAGATCTTAGAAAATTCGATTCTTCTAGTATCTTTTTCATCCTCTCCTAAGTATTCGACAATAGCTTTCTGAATATCTTCCTTGCTCTTAAGTTCAGCAAACATTTCCTCTCTCCTCAATTCGCTTGTTTACGTCAGACAGCTTCTTATAATATTCTTTCTCTGCAACTGGAAAATATTTAGTTCGAATGTAGTTAATTCTACTCGGAGCGTTGTCATCGGTTTCTTCTGTCTGAAACCAAACATCAACTAGATAATAACCAAACATGTAGTAGCAAACTACAATTTCATTCATAAGACCCTTGACCTTGAATTCAGCCTGATAAATAATTTTCATTCCGATTTCATCATCAAATGAACAATACCAGGACTGAATATCACTGTAATTGATCGGCTTTCCTGTATATTTTTCATAAAAAGTATCATCTGGTCGATTGTATCTTGCTATGACAACTTCCTTATCAATTCGATATTCGTGCCCGTAGATCTGATTGTATTTCAAATCAAGAGTGAACTGATTGTGATATCTGTCATCGTTTACTGGAACTCCCTACTCATTGATATTGATCCAAGACATTTTATGGCCTCCTAAATTTGATGAGCTTTGATTTTTATTACAAGGATAATAACGATTCTCAAATAAACATAAAAATGACGAGTCTAGATGACTCGTCATTATTTGTATTTACTTAACTCGAATCCTTACTGAATTCCCATCGTTGTTAGCAGAATCTACTTCAAGATCAGAAAAGAACCAAGGAACTTCGCTCACCTTGCCAGAAAATCCTCCATACGGAATATCGTATTTGGTAACAGAATCCTTATCTACCTGAACACGAACATTGTCTTTGAATGACATCTTCCTCAAAATATCTTTTACATATTTACCAGATAAAGTATTTTCACTTGAGCATCTGATTACTCTTTTCAAAGCTTATTCTCCTTTCTATCAACAAGTAGTAAAATGATCCAAACAGGAGATGTTACAAATAAAATAGGTACTCCTACTAGAATCATTATCAAAAAGATAACAAATAATAATATGTATCCAATTAAAGTGATTATTAAAGATAGTACTCCAAGCAATCCTTCAATGATGTCATCAATCATCGTCATTCTCCATGTCAAGAATAAATTCCTCAGCTTCATCTGAAGTTGCAAAATATGGAGATACTCGCTGTCCTCCACCTCTAACAACCCAACCGCTACCTGAATTAGTTATCCTATATCCGTGAAACTCATATCCAGACGGCTCACCGTCATCTTTAGAGCATAAAATAGGATAGAATGTTTTCTTCATAGCTACACCTCATATTTTATTCTATTTCAATAACGATTTTCGAAATAATTGAAGGTTATAAAAATTAGAAAAGTTGAGATGATTTTTGTAAGAAACACATCTCCCGCTAAAGTTTGGTCAAAAGATGGCAAGAAGATAACAGATAACTTACTACGTCAACGAGGTTATGATCAGCTATTTGGAACCAATTTTGGAAAAGGAACATCTAATGAAGAATTGATGATTGAAAATGGATGGAGATCAGTATATGACTGTGGTCAATCAGTATGGGAATGGATAGCAAAATAAAAAAAATAAATGGAGGATGGGACATCCATCCTCCATTACTTTTTAAGGTCACTGCAGATCTGAAGGTTTCAGGTAGATTGCTTTTGAAATAACGAGCGTGGTTTTTACCTTAACTACTTCTCCACCTGTTTGATTGTGTGCGCCATTGCTTAAACCTTTGATCCAAGTACCAGGGCATCTGATCACATCTCTAACATTGCCTTGGCCATCGTACTTGATGAAATAGACCTGACGCATGTATTCAGACGGTAATCCCATTTTTTCAGTATCAGGATCATAAACTTTCCGACGCCATTCACGAAGCGCTTCAAGAACATTCGGGCTGCAGTAGCAGTTAAGAGTCCATTCAACATCGGAATAATCAACCTTACTTGGGAATTTGATTAGACCATTGCCATAATGGACAACAATTGAATCTTGCTCTTCTACTACTTCGCCTACTTCATCTGTTGAAAGTGTTAGAAGGTCTGAGAATTCAGTAGGTGCACTTCCATCCATGTTGTATATGCGAATTTCAAAGTTATTAACTGTTAGTGGAATAAAATTATCAACACCTAACATGTGGTTAGTACCTAATTTAAGCGGTGTAAACATTATTCATACACCCTCCTTATTTTTTAATTCATTTCTATAAAAGGTGAATTGGTTATTGACTTCTACATTCATACATTATATAATTATATAACAACATTGAAGGAGGATGATACAATGCCTACTGGAACTCCTACAAAGATGAAAAAATGCTCAATATGTGGAGACCTTTTTCTACCAAAGAAACCATCTTCTAGAATTTGCCCTAAGGATCATTTTTCAAACTGTCCTGTATGCGGAAAACAGATTATTTGGAATACAACTAGAAAGGTAGAACCTTGCTCAAAAGATTGTAGAAAAGAAGCAACTCGAATAATGTATAATCGAAAGTATGGATGCGATCATCCTATGCAAAATAAGGATGTAGTTTCTCATCATAAGAAAGCAATGATGGAAAAGTATGGAGTAGACTCTCCGCTTAAATCTGATGAAATAAAACAAAGAGCAATTCAAACAAATAGAGATAAATTTGGTTCAGATTGGGCTCTAGGATCTTCAGAAATTCATGATAAAATAAAAGAAACTATGACTGAAAGATATGGAGCTCCTACATCTATGCAATCTGAGGAGATACGAAAAAAGATAGAGAAAACAATGATAAATAAATATGGATCTAAAAATCCAATGAGGATTGAATCGTTCAGAAAGAAGATGGAACAAGCATGTTTAGATAAATATGGGTTCACCAACGCTATGAAAAATAGAGATATATGTATGTCTGCAATAAAAACAAGGATAGAGAACTATGGTGAATTTTGGCCTAAAGAGATTGATGATAGAGCAAAATCAACATTTTTATCTAGGTATGGTGTAGATAATCCGTCGCATTCATCAGAATTGATGAAAAAAGCAAGAGAAAGCTGTATACAGAAATATGGAGTTCCGTACGGGTGTCTGGTACCTTCAGCACAAGCACATATAGGAAGGATCTCAAAAATAAACGTATCATTTCATGACAACCTCATCAACCAAGGCATAGATAGCAGCTTTGAGTTTTATCTAAATGGGAAATTCTTTGACCTTGCATTGAAAGACGAAAGAACATTGATTGAAATTGATCCATCTTATACGCACAATTTTTTGAAAAACCCATGGGGAGGACCAGGTGTTAAGATAAATTACCATAGAGATAAATCAATGCTTGCTGAAGAAGCTGGATATAGATGTATTCATATATTTGACTGGGATGATTCAGAAAAAATAATTCAGTCTCTAAGTAAAAGAAAATCTGTGTTTGCTAGAAATTTATCTCTATATAAGCTTAATACAAAAGTTGCAGACGAATTTCTGTCAAAATATCATTTTCAAGGAACTTGCAGAGGCCAGCTACTTTGCTTGGGACTAGTTAAGGACAACGTACTTTATCAAGTTATGACATTTGGTAAATCTAGATATGACCAGAACCACGATGTAGAATTACTTAGACTTTGCTCTCTTCCAGGATACAAAGTTGTTGGAGGAGCTTCAAAGCTTTTCAAATTTGCTACTGAAAACTTTGGAGTATCTAATATAATATCCTACTGCGACAGGTCCAAATTTTCAGGAATTGTTTACGAAAAAATCGGAATGAAACTAATTAGAACAACTCCTCCTCAAGAAGTTTGGTCAAAAGGGAAGAAGAAAATAACTGCTAATCTTCTTCGACAAAGAGGATATGATCAGCTTTTTGGAACGAATTTTGGTAAAGGATCATCAAACGACGAACTTATGATTGAAAACGGCTGGCTTCCTGTATACGACTGTGGTCAGCTTGTATATGAATTCAAATAATAAATAGAAAAGAGCAGAAAATAGATGTCTGCTCTTTAACAATACTTGATACTATTAAATGTTGCTAATAGCAAGCGCAATAAATGTTCTGACGCTTTATTTATTCCAAGGTTTGAAATTTTGAATCTTCTGAAGCAACCCTTCAGGATGACCGTCAAAGCAAATTGCTCTATCATCAATATAACATATTGCAGGAGGCTTCTTTGCAGTAATTAGGTCTACATACTTGAGCACACCATTATTTAACAGATAATCGTTTACACAGTCCATTCCTTTCCTTGAATTGCATCTAGTCGATACGACAACTACTTTGTATCCATCATTATAAATTCGTTTTAGCTCCTCTGCCATTCCTGGAACAATAGGATCATTTGCTACACCTTCACCTTGCCAACCTGATGTATACGAATGGATTACTCCATCAAAATCAAATACTACTGTTCCTTTTTTGTCAAATAATCTCATTATTCAATCTCCTTTAGAAATTTATCTAGCTGATTCCAAATCTCCCTGATTCCGTATTTTTCCGTTGTAAAAAGTAAGTTTTTATTAGCGTAAAGTGCAAATTCAGGTTCATTTGTTTCAGAATCAACTAATTCCTCAATCTTAAAACTTTCTTATTCAAAGAAACAATATCTATATTCAAAAACCGTAAATCTCCTTACTCATCTTCTCGTATTTGAATTCATTCCAAGTTTCGTCTCTTTCTTTGTATGCTACTCTGCAATTAACTCCACTTGCTCTAATTTTATCTCGCAGTAATTCAACTAGAAATTTTCCAGCCATGATGTTTCCGTTTGAATGTTTAATTTCGCTATCTTTGGGAACAGTAACTTTGATTTCAATTACGTCTTCAAATGAATTATAATTTGTTTGCTTGAATTCTACTCCAAAACATTTGAATGTATTTACTATGAGCAGCCCAACTTCAATCATCAACTATTTCCTCCTTACTCCATCGCCTACCTGCAAATACACATGTTCTTCCCTTTTTCTGTAGCTGATACATAATAGAATAGGCGTACTTATTTAATCTTGCGTCCATTTCTTTTACAGTAGGTCTCGTTTTTCTGTAGTATGTTCTCTTATATTGATGCTGGTAACCGTCTTTCAAATAGATTAAATTTACAGTCATTGTTATTTTGTACATTCACCTATCTCCTTGTAAAATTGATTCAGCAAGCCGAAATCAGAAATCAAGTCTAGAATGCAAGTCTGTTGACTGTTTCCGGGTCTATCTTCAGATAGATGTCACAGTAAGTAGAGTCGAAATAATCATCTACTTTTTCAAGGAATGCTAGATGTGATGCTACAATGGATGGACCATTGAAGTAATTCCAGTTGTCTCCACCAATACGGGCGTGAACGAAGAGTACATCGTCTCGACCTGCGTATTTGTTGAAGACTTTGATATTGTCAATGACAGCTTTTTTATACTGTTTGATGGCATATTTTGCAGTCTTGCGTTTTTTGCCGTGGATACGGTCCCAGCGAATGCTGATAGGGTCTCCGTCTTCGTCAAGAATCATGTATTTCTTGATACGTCTGTCTGTTGCAGGGCGGAATTCCGAACAGCATCTGTAAAAGTCCCATGCTGGAAAACTTTCACATAAGTTCTGAACAGCGAGTATTTCCATGGAATGTAGAATTTCATTCAAATCAGTCTGGTTTACAGGTTCTTCGTTTTTCATGAGACCAAGTCCACGAAGTCTTGGAATTTCGATTCCAGTGGACTGTAAAACTGGCATTAGGTCTTCTATTTGTGAATATGCTTTAAGATTCATATTCTACATCTCCTTCTTCTGCAGTGCCTCATTCAGGATGATGAGAGCATGTAGTTTTGACAGCTTTGCCTGATAGAGTTTTCTATAGGCTTCCCTGTCTTCTTTAGTATCAATTCAACAAAATACTTAGGAATTTTCATTTTTACTAATACTCCGATTCAACCAAAAACTTGAACTCACCGGGATTTAAGTCAATCTACTTCCTGTGTCCAAAATTCGGCGCGGCATTCTTCGAAGCCTTTATAACAAGGCCCATCTTTCCTACGCATTTTCTTATCTACCTCACACGGGTAAATAAAAAGTATCCCTTGGTTATCAACTTGTGCATTAGGCCACTGCTCTATAAAAGCACTAAGACGCGTCCTACGTATGTTATTTTCGTACAATTCCCTCCTCCTCCTTTAAACATATATGATTAGTTTGATACATCCGTTACACATTAAGAATGGCATGAATTGCATTACATTCATATTTTGATATTGACTTGTAATCGCTTTTGCAATGTCCATCTTGTTAAGAATGACGCCCTTATGATCTCGAAATTCTACATCATAAACATTCTTGCTATGGATGAGTAACTCATATACAGACATATTATCACTCCTTATGCATCAAAGAATAGTAGTTAGAAATGTTTTCAACGATTTTTAGAACAACTTTGTTCAAATCAGTATCGTTGTGTTTAATTGCGTCACAAACAGCATCTGCATAGATATCCATAGGCAGCAGCTTAACGACATCGCTCATTGCTCTAGTATATCCTTCAAAAGTAACATGACGAAGGAAAGGAATAGCATTCCAATTATAATACTTAATGATTTTTGAAAACATCTCAATATCATCACGCATGATATCAAAAATGTGCGGAGTATCGACACCCTTGAAGTTACCTCTATACACCTCAGAAGTATGTTCTTCATAGTTATAACCAATAACAAGGTCATCATCCTCACTGACAAATGCGTACCAGCCGGCACTGTCGTGACTAAAATCAACCTTAGCTGTCATATAAACAACCTCCTAAAAAGAAAATCAGTGTAGATATCTAAATTGATATCTACACTGATTATAACTATTTTTATTTAATCAGTCGGCTCTATACTCCCACCGAACAGTTCCTGAATCAAATACTTGTGCAAATCCGTGCTCCTCCATTATTTCCTTCTCTGTATTAGTATCAATGTCAATTGAATCGTCATTGAATAGGTTTCTTAGATTCTTTTTCTGACAAGATACTCTGTTATAATATCTATCATCTAAAACATTTACCCAAACATAACCTGGGTAAGATGAATTTACTGACTCAAACCCCAATGTAGAATATAGATTTCCTCTAGTGTGAGCCTTATCTGAGAATGAAACAATGTTGCATTTTTCATGATTATCAATAAAATGTTTGAATAGCTTACTAGCCCCTCCTACAACAGATATGTTCATCTTGGAGCAAAATCTTGACAATTCAACAAAATTATCTTCACCTTTATATCCTATTGTTTTTCTAACTTTGTTGAAGGTCATAACAGATACTAACTCATTTGTATCCTTCTTTCTAAGACCTAATCTGATGCTTGCAGAAAGCGACCCTTGTCTATGATTATCATCGAGAAATTTACAACAATCCTCATTTGACAAATTGCAAACATATGTATTTCTCGCAAATATCTTTTTCTCTGACTTTCCTAATATGTTTTTCAACATTGAAAGAATAATTTCTCTCTTATGCTCCCATTCATATCCGAATATATGAAATAAGAAAACTCCCTGCTTTTCACACATATCCGTCTTCATCTTATGATAAGAAGGCATTTTTCGAGGTTGTCCCCAAGGGTCGCTAAAAGATGAATTATGTGTAGCTGTAGGATTACATTCAATCCCTATTTTGAAATCAGGGAGATAGAAATCCAATTCGTATGGAGTTATAACTTTTCTGTAATTACGAATGAATTTTATGTCTTCGTTAGATAAAAATTTAGATATTTCATCCTCCATTCTACTTTTTGTAAACTTTACATATGGATGAAGGTTTTGTATACAAACATAATTAGATACATTGCTCGGAGTTACTCCTATCCTATTTGCTATACATGTCTCTGTTCTTTCTGTTTCAGGTAAAGAAAGAATATAGCTAACTGGATCTTCTCTGAACAGCAAAAGCTCATTTATTTTTGATGTATCAGTCATTTTTGACTGACTTGGCCATGTAATTCCTTTTGCATCAAACAGTCTTTCAGAAAACCTTCGCTTTATACTGTCATTTTGCATAGGATTTTCAACATTATATCTTTCCAAAAATGTTTGTTTGGATTTTGTCTTAAAATCATCAGAAGATGGATATGCAGCGCAACCATATTTATGTATATTAGTTTGACGAATTCTTTTCTGCACATCTTCAGATTCCATTGCATTTTCAGTTCCATAACGATCAATATTTGTTTTCTTTCGTTTTTCTTGTATGCTACTTCTAAATGATTCGTCTTCCATGTGTTTAGAATACGTCTTTTTTGCTTTTTCTGAAATCTCTTTTGACTGAAGCGGGTATCCCACTCCGTATCTATATTTCATAGTAGCTTGCATACTGGCTCTAACATCTTTATTTGAAGCAGAATATTCTGAGCCATACTTTTCAATGTTAGTTAGCTTTATTCTCTCTCTTATTTCATTTGAACAAAATGGATTTTCAAATCCATATCGTTCAACATTAGCGTCAGCTATCTTATCTTTCACTTTAGGATCAAGTAAGCTTGTTTTTACTCCATATTTAGAATAGAATATACCTTCTACTTTTTGCTTACCTTTATCTGATTGCATGTAATAATCATGCCCGTATTTTTCTCTAGAAGTTGCTTTGGCAGACTCAATTATTTCTTCTCCTCGCTCACTCCATGTTTGCCTGAGACGCTCTTTTATTTTGTCCTTTGTAGCATCAAGCTTAGACGGATTATCAACTCCATATCTAGATATATTAGTTTCAGACCGTTTCTTTTTTGCTTCAGAAGAATTTGACGGCCAATAATTGTATTTTTCGTGTATAGTACTAGTAGCTTTCTTTCTAGAACATTCAGTTGAGCAGCAGGAATTCAGGTGCTGAAGGTCGTTTCCTACAGTTAATTTACCACATACAGGGCAAGGATGATAATGATCTTCATAGCATATTTTTCTTCTTGACGACTTAGACTCAAAAGGCTTTCCGCATATTTTGCAGATTATTGTTGTCATGTATTTCACCTCAAAATAAAATACACGAAGAATACAAATTTGTACTCTCCGTGTATTTTAACGATTCTATTTCAACTTAATCAGCTCTGTACTCGTCAAGATCGACTGTGCTGGGAAGTGCGATCAAGTCTATGTTGATATCGTTGATGACGCCATTTATTGTTAGATAAATTTTGCCGATTATGCTGTTAAGTTGCACTCTATCAAGACCGTTTACATCGGCCGCCATCTTGATATAGTAATCCTCGATAGCTCCCTGATATTTCATTGTATCGAGTAACGGAGTCATACCTGCATAGAAGCTGCTATACGCATCCTCGTTGTTGTATTGGAAGGTGATGTTAATTCCACATCTGTATGCTTGATCCTCGACAGCATTGACAAGCTTTCTAGTAGAAAGATTAGCAAGAGCTTGATATGTTGCTACAGGCACCTCAAATAGAGTACTATTGCCCCATAAGCTCATGCCCATGTCAGGAATGTCTGTAATAACATTGACTCCTACGCCTTCTGTACCCTGCCAATCATCTAGAAGATGCTTGTTTACACTGTAAGCAAGCTTTCCTATCTTCAGGTTATGTCTACGAGTAGTAGGAAGAGCCCATTCATACTGACTTGACTGATTCAGGATCATCGCTCTTTCTATCATCAATGCCATGAAAGAAGGAGAAGCTTCATTCTGCTTAGAAGTTCCAACATAGATGTAATTGCCCCAAGGAGCAAATAGAGCAGAATGAGATGTATAAAGGCTTGCATTTAGATCAAAGCTTGTGTTGTCCGGCTGGAATCTTGCAAGCATCTGAGAGTATCCTTCCTGACCATCCTTCTCGTTCCATACCTTAGAACGAGGAAGGCTCTTAGGAATGTCAATGTAAGCAGTACCACAACGACTGTTATATGCTACATCCATCATTCTAATGTGCAGAGGAGAAATGACAAATTTTGTGTTGGTATCATCATATGAATAATTTTCAACTACAGACGAGAAATCTTGATCGTCCCAGCCTGGCATAACAATTCTGTTGTAGTTATAAGACAGCTTATCTTTAAGCTTATCCATTGCAGAGTATGCAGCGTTGTAAACCCATTCTTTATAACGAATGATAGCTGCTTTGTTTTCATCAGATGTAGTTAACTCAGATAGTCGGGCTAAATAAGCTACTCCGTCGGAAGACCCAAGAGCTGTCTTATAACGAAGAGTAGCGAGATCTGCTGCTTCTTTCAGCATAGCAGCGCTTTCACCGTTTGCAGATGCGTCGTGTCCTCCAGCAAGATCTACGTTCACTGTACCGGATAATGAAAGCGCATCTGTAAGGGCATCATAGCCAGAAAATTGTACGAAATTAGACTCAATCTCGGAAATATGGTAAAGTGAATCATTTGAATTTGCTACTTCGAAAACAAAGTTCAAATTCTCTACAGCTGTCTTTACTCCAGACGCATCCAGGACATAAACAATCATGTTCCAGTAATCAACTTGCTTGGTCTTTCCGTCAACCAAGAAAACTGAACGAGCTTTCTTAAAAGCACAACGAAGATTGTTTCCAAAAGTTCCAGGGTACTTTGCTTTGATGATAAGATTGTTGCTATCGTCAATCTTAAGTGTACCTTCAGAAGGAGTACCAGGGCAAACTCTGCATGCAAGAACATCGTAGCCTGCAGTAAGAAGAGTCATTGCCATCTGATATGAAAAATCTTTTGCTGAACGATAATTAGAAGCAGGACCTCTATAAGTAGATACGAAACTCTCTAGGCCTTCTTGAGTAGCAGCGAAATGCTCCCAACGAAGATTCTCTAGAATATCATCCTCTGTAAGACCTTGTTTTTCTTTGTCAAAGTATCCAGGACCCCAGCAGGAAGTAATAGGCATTGCAACTGTGCAATAAGCGTTAGTACCGATATTATAGCTGTAGCTTTGGCTTATCTCATTGATGTTAATCTGAGCCATCAGTAATTCCTCCTTGCTCATTATTTACTTTAATAGCAGGTGTAGATTGTGCTTTCTTTTCCTGCTTAACATGATCAATTCGTCTGACAGGCTCAGATGGCTTATCGCAACGAACCATGCACAATGTATTTATAAAATCTGGAACAGGTTTTATGTCCCCCGGACCAAATTCTACACCATGAAATGTGAGCTTCCTAGATGATGTATTTTTATAATATATCACTATTTCCTCACCTCTTTCTAAAAGTATACAAGGTTCAGCATTTAGGATTTTCTATCTCTGTGACGAATTCTGTTCGTCTTATCCTTACAGGAGTGTAACTTACTATTACCATTCCCTCTGTTCTAACAGGAATTATTGATTCATATAGTGTTCCAGATTCTGCATATTGCGAATAACCAGATGTTCTTTCTATTTCACCATCTATACATATTCCAAACCTGATTTTTCTTTTTACCTCATAAGGTAAAGTTATAGTAAGAAAATACATATTAGTATACTTAAATATGATTTCTCTTATCATCTCATCCATATCAGCTTGATTTGTAGTAAGAACATGAATATCGTATGACTGCTTTATAGGAATTACTTTTTCGTTGTAAAATTCATTCTCTTTGTCATCTACAGCTACAGGAATACCTTTGTGAATAAGCGTGAAGTTTGTTCTATCAGTGTCGATAGAATAGTTGTCAAGCCTGTTCAATCCTACTATAGGAAATGTAAGCTGGTCATCTTTTACTTGAGCACCAATGCTCATAAAGCTGTCAACATCAACTACTTTAACATAAGGATCAGGCATGTTTTCAGGATTGAAAGATTTTCTTAGATCGTCGGCTATTGACTTGTCATAAAGATAAATCAAATTCTTCACCTCTCTCCTGATTGTTCTGAAATATACTGTCCTCTGTAATCGGTAGGCGACTTCATGAAATGATTTGACTTGTTGAAGGTTCGCTCAATTTCTTTGTCTGTTCTACCTACTATCTGTTTTTCGTAAACAGGTACTACTTGACAAACCAGATGATCAGCAGCTTGCAAATCATATGATATCTCAGTTACTCTGAATACTCTTTCATCTACATCCGCGTATTGACCTGATATTCTAAATACGCTATCTTTCTGAAGATTAGGTAGATTGAAACTGCAGTGAATCAAAAATGGAAGCTCTTTATCATTTTCAACAACCCAGCCCATTCGTTTGAATGTCTTCACTTTAGGTGATCCTTCAAAAAATACATGAGTATCTATCATATCAGAATAACTGTCGACAACAGGTTCACCGTGAGTGTTTGTTGAAGCTAGATTAGGAAACTGGTACCTACAAGGTACACCTTGCATCTGCAATGCTTCGTCATAACGCTTTCGCATTATGATTATATCTCTACCTATAAGGTTAGTGCTCATTGGCAACACCTCGAACAACTTTTCAATATATCGTCAATATTTGATATGTTGTTGTATAACCACGACCAATCGAAACTTCTTTGTTCGCTAACTTTAGAAAGATTAGTTACAGAACCGCTTGCAAGTCTTTCTTTGAATTCTTTCATAGAGCAAGAATAGTTTGCGTTCAACCAGTATGGATTATATGCAGACATGAATGCAACTACGTAATTATCAGAATGTTTTCTTCCGTTTGCGTCATATTCATACACACTCATTATTCTTATCTTATCAAAATTCAATCCTGCGACAGACATTAGATAAGATATCTGAGAACCGGGAAGATTTGATTCAGGCTTGTAGTCAATCAAGAATCCGTATTTGGCCATCTCTTTAAGAACTGCTTCTTTATCCATATCTGGATCTATTTGTTCATCAAATTTAGAAACCAAGTTTCCTTTGCTCTTTAGAACAGTAGAAAATAGCGTTCCGAACTGCCTATGGCATACAGCAATTCTTACCCCAGTTAGTATATCATTGTTTATAATATCTGTAACAGATATCCATAAATCTCTGCTGTTATTTGATAAACATTTATTAGCTTGGTGCCAATCTGATATTCTGTATCTTAAAGGTGCAGACATATTATCACCTCTTAACCAATAGCTTCTGATTTATTTCGTTTTTCTCTTTCAACATGGCATATTAGTTGCTGCTGAAAAGGTTTTAGGTCTTCAACACAAGCTGATGGATATTCTGAAAAATATCTAGCAATTTGATCAATTCCAAGTCTGTAGTAAAGTATCTTCATATCTTGATCAGAAACTTCGGGATGTCTTTCTCTAAATATGAAATACCTCGTAACTACACTACTACAAGACTTAAATACTCTTGCATCTTCTTTGCTAAGATCAGCTTTTTCAATTATTCTAAAATTATTAGAATTATAATTCTTTAGATCGCTAAAGAATAGAGAAATTAGTTCTGAATTAGAAGCCACTGTCTCCACCCTCGCTTTCTGTTACATCAATGTTCCATGTCATTGTTTCTGAGCCTAAATGAGGGAATGTCTCCTTTAGTGCTTCTTGAACAGCTTTCATGTAAGGCTCTTTATCTGTTACTCCAAGATTTTTGAGCAGGTCTATCAAGCTTTGCGCTTGACTTACAGAAGCATCACGCTTTTCAGAAACAACTGTTGACATATTTGTAACAATCGGCTGCATCTGAAGCTTGAATTGATCTACAAATCCATTCATGTTTCTTGCTTCAAAATACTTGTTTATTGCATCTGTCCAGCCTGAAATATAAGCTGTTTCCAGTCTTTGCAAAGAGTTAGCATACAATGCTGATCTTTGAGAAAGAACAGAACCAGCACCGCCTAGACCTTCATTTGATGAGAAGTTCATTGCTTCTTTAGGAACACCTAGAACTGAAAGCTTCTTATCTTGATAATGATCAAGCAGTTTTGAATCAGACTCTGTTGCATCTGACATATTCAAATCTGTTATTGAAATTGGGTCTTGACCATTTATCCTAGGAAGATAAATTAAATTATTAGGAGACTGTGGGTTAACAAAACTTTGAGCATCTCCATTCAGAGTATTTATAGATAGCTGCTGCTCAATAGCATCTTTTATCATCTGAAGAGTATCCCTTTGTTCATCCTCTTCAGCATTTCCGCACTCGACATTTATGAATCTTACAACTCTTGACAAAGAAGAAAGAAGTAATGCATCTTCTAGAAGACCTAATGTCTGTGTTGGTTGAACAGCTTGCTCCATAAGTGGCTTTGCAAACTTGATGTCATAAGTGTCTACATCATTGTTCTTACCTTGAGCATCAATTGTATAATCTCCAAGCAATCCACCAAGAGAAAAATGTATAACAGATGATGAAGGATATCTTACATAAGTAGTTGTTTGTTCATCTGGCTGAAGAATATATCCTTCATCTCTACCTTCCTTGAATAAATGGACAATGTCCTCAGGAGGAATCTTATATGAAGGGACAATATCAAACTCTGCATTTGGAATTGTATTGTTATCAAGAGCTATGTTTGCCCTATTGTAATTTCCTATAGGCTCTTTGTATAGATCGGTAGTAGGAATATATAGATTACCAATAGTAGCAAGCTCTAAAATATGATCTCTAGCGTAGCTATTTATTTCCCATCGCTTGAAAAGAGCATTTATTACCTCTGCTACTTCTTTCTTGTTCTTATCGACAGGTACAGCCCAAATTATCTGCCCGTCACTGTTTGTTACAGTAGCATCAGTAGCATAATAAGAAAGAGCAGTAGCTACTTGAGAATCTCTTGCAAGGGCTCTCATAGCATCAATCTGAGTTTTTATGTCTGAAAAAGAAGAATTTCCTCGAATGTCAGAAATCCTATATAACGAACCTGCAACCATGTTACGGATATACGAAAGTTGCTTCTTAGGCTTAGGTAAAAGTTTATCTATCCATCTGTTAGGCATTTATTTCACCTCCATCAAACTTATTGAAGGTTCTGCTGTATGTCAGAATCAATATCATACTTGTCAAAAAATTGTAATTCTTCCATAACAGGAATTCTCATATTTTGAGCAGACTTGACGTTTCTTGCATTGATATTCTCTAGAATGTCGCCAATTACAACACAATCAATGTCTGATCCAAACTTATCAGTAACTTCTGCACCGTAACTTTGAAGAATACTTATCATAGAATTCATATCGCCATGCTTGAACTTACCTGTTAGATAAATTTTCTTATCGCGGAAGATAGGAGGCCCATCAAACAATCTATCTCTGTAAGATGGATTGTATCTTGGATTATCTAGTACATTGATGATATCAGCAACATTTTCATTCTTACTGAACCAATCAAGCATATCATCAAACTTTGAATCCGTAATTTCAAAATCTACTTTTGCTCTAGAAGGATTTGAGATATAGTACTTCAAGCTATCTACATTGTTATTGCATCTGTTAACAAATGATGAAATCGTGTCATCGCTTCTAGCAGCTGACAATGGAATCATTGCTCTTAGAACAGAATAAAGCGAAGCATTCAGCTGATAATCAAGATACTCATCACAATTTAAGATATCTCCAACTGAAAGTATCTCATTGTTTTTTACCTTGATGACATAATCTTTGAATGAAATTTCGTGCATTCCAAATGCTTTTAGAATGTTATTAACTGTGAAGTACTTCAATGATAAACAAGTATCATCATCGCAATGCGTATACTTCTTAGGAACATATGTTTTACCGCATACAGGACAAGTTATCTCTTCATTGAACTTTGACTTTGTGTTATCATTCCAGGAATAGATAATATGATTATCATCATCCATGTAGAAAATACTTCCTGCTCTAACCTGATTTGATGTTACATCGTAGTAATCTAATTCAACCTTCTCTTCTGACTCTGTATAAATTACAGCTTGCAATGACCCATTTTCAAGTAGATTCTTGGAAACCCGTTTACAAGTATGCTGAATCATTAAAGTATTTCTTACTATAGTTTCTGAACCTCTCCAAATGAAATAGTACATCATAAGAGGATATTCAAATTGATATTTTCCTTTCCACATCATATTGAATGTCTTTTCGTTGATTGTAGCAGGAACAAGCTGCCCCATAATCACTGTGAATCCATTCATCTTGAGCCATTGTCTCACAGGACCAGCCCCATGGAACATTGTTGCGTTACTTTCTACATCAACTGCAAAGAATCTGTATGTTCTAGGATTTTGCAAAAAGTCAGTTATCATTTTATTTACAATTTCATTGAAAACAAATCCATCGCATGAAATATGAGTTCCAGAATAAAGAACACCTTTGACCCATGTCATACCAATCTTGATAGGCACCTTAGAAGGAGCATCTGTTTCAGATTTGACAATTTCAAAAAATGGGCTTTCTAATATAGTCTTGTGACCATCGTAGTTAAGATAAACCTTCGAAAGCCATCCATCATTGTACTCTAAAGTAACCGGAACACCAACAGGAACAGGAACAAGGTAGTCCCCTGCACGTAGACAGTTTCTTACGAACATATTTTATCGACTCCTTAATTTTTAATATATCATCTGCAATGCAGTTGATTATCGTCTTGTAGGAAAATTAAATCCTGGCATATTGTTTCTACTGTATTGTCTCTGCCCCGAATTTACAGATGCTATTACAGAAGCAACAGATTTAGGTTTTGGCTGTGGTAAAATTTGATCTTCAACAAGATCCCAAATAGATCCGCATAATCCATCTGAAATATCTTTTGATCCATCAGACGGATGATCGATGCGGTTATTTATTCTTTGAAGATTAACTAATTCATCTTCTTGAAGCTGATTCTTAACTAACTCAATTCTTTGATCATATATTATGTTCTTCAAACCGATATATGGTTCCTCTGATCTATCAACAGATATCTTCTTAGTGTTGAATCCTTGTTGAGAAAGAGTTTCCCTTACATAACTTGACTGAAATTGGTCAGTTGAAACTACGCCTATATTGAAACCGGATCGTCTTAACCAAACTAAGAAATTTATCACCTTCTGAAAAGACATTCTGTCTCCTCTAGGCGCTTCTATTCCTACTGCAAATAATTCTCTGAAGAATGGAAGAGAAATTTTCTTACCATTTATGTCTTCTACTATTTTTGATCCATCAACACAAGACCCTACAATTCCTTGTCTGTCGCTGACTTCTGCTAAATCAAGATGTATAGCCATGTAGCAGCTTTTTAAGTTACTTGGAACAACTTCTATATGAAAATATTGTTCTATTGTAGCATTGTCTTTAGAACCAATCTGAATAGTATCTGTAAAGAATGGATTTTTCCTATCTTGAGACACTACAGGAGTTATTGCTTCCTGAGTTATGAAGCCCATTGATCCTACAACAGATATGCCTGCTATGTCTCTTAAAGATATGTCATAATCTGCAAGAAAATTCTTTCTTAATTCTGCAGGAGCTTCGATTACTTGATATCCTTGTTCACGATATTCTTGAAGATGAGCTTCGTCTTCGTTCTCCTTTGGGACTACGAATCCTCTTTTGTATCTGTCGCCAACTGTGAAATAAAATCTTTCATCTGAAAACATTGACTTTGGAAGAATCTTCCATTGAGGTTCATCTACTAAATAAAGATGTGTGTTTCCTGAATTAAGCTGATTTTCTATATGACCAGATAAAAAGTCTGAATCAGTGTTCTTTGATGAACCGGTTACAAGTTTTCCATATACTTCTCCACCAATTCTAAATGTACCGGAAATACGAGCATTGATTGTATCGTAAAGTGCTTTCATCGAAGATTTAGCTTTGTTTATATCTTTTACACCGGACTTAGCGAAGTTACACTCGTCTATGAATGCGAAAAATACCTGTCGCCCAAGCGCTTGCGCCGAGTCAGATACACCAATTATCTCTATTTTATCTCCCTCTGGGACATAGTAGAAATTTCTATCACTTTTAGAAAATTTGCCATGTTCTTGAAAGTAAGGGCTTGACCTTAATGTATCATTAAATTCTCTGTAAGCTACACCTAAGGCTAGTTCTTTTGTAAGATTAGCAAATACAAATGAAAATTTTGATATCTCTTTCTTCTGAAAATACTCATGTGGGTTTCTATAACACATCAATCTATATAGCATATAACATCCGATTATTATAGCTGTGGATGTTTTACCTATACGAGTTGCTCCGCTTAAGATTATTTCGTTATATCTGTTGCCTGAATTGAATATTTCTCGTAACGATTTACGCCAGAAAGGATAAACAGCTTTTCCTTGTCTATTTGCAGATCCTAAATAATATGGATCGCATATGAATGTGTCAATACTCACCGGAACCTCTTTGAAATCCGCAAGCCATATATTTTCATAAGTTGGAGATGAACCAGTTGTTGATAGTTCAATTAAGATTTGTTTCAGATACTTCTTTTCTTCTCTTGAAACAGATGAATAAATTGATTTTATTCTTTCAGGGAGGTTGTCAAGACTCTGCATCTTCGTCAATTTCATCACCTGCTTCTAATTCTACTAATATAGCTTGAGCACTTGTTCTAAGCTTCTCTCTTGATTCTTGTGGAATTAGATAGGCTGTAGAATCAGCTTGCTTACTGTTTTCAACTATTTCAGGTATTGAAAATGAATCTATATTCATGTACGGAGCAAGCAATTTCTGAGATTGAAGCATATTGTCTTGCAGCTGTGATTGAATTCTAAGTAACATAGCCCATGTAGATGGATTTGCTTCAGCCATGTTATCTATTGATTGTTCAATTGATGAATACAATTTGTCTTCTAGTTTATCCATTAAATCTAGATATTTTATCACTCTACTTATTTGATGATAGATTCTCATTACAGTTATCTGTTGAAGCGCCTGCTTAGCAGTGCTGCCTGTAGAATCCATCGTACATGACAGTAGGGAGGTGCGCATACGAGAAACGCCCTCCCTTTGAAAATTTGATAGCGGATCTTGAATTTTAATATCATTCAGATCCTCAACGGTTTTGAGGTCCTTCATATTCTACCTCCTTTTACTGAAGGTCAAAAAGAATTACACTTAAGTTAGCTATTGATTCTCTTGCAATATCATCTTGTTTAGCGATAGGTGATAAACAAGAGATAGCTTCTCGTATCTTAAGAATGGCATCTTCTTTGCAATCAGAATTTTCACAAAGAACAGGTTCCTTATTCTTAATATCTTCAGCTTGCTTGATATTCTTATTTATCCTCATTGTCCTTCACCTCTCTGACGCTGCCAAGCTTTGAATAAACTCCGTCCATGTTTTCTTCGTCATCTAAGAATTTTTGAAACTTTTCAATTGATTTAAGAAGTTCTTCATCATCTTCTTTATCAGCTTGAAATTTTATTTCAGATGAAAGTCGTCTGAAGCATTTCTTAACTTCATCAATATCTGGAAATGCTTTGTAGCAAGCTATTTCAAGATCTGCAAGCGCTTCAACAATTCTAAACGGCCAAAGGTATTCTCTTATCTGTTTATACATATCAACATATAATCTTTGAAGATCATTTGTTGTAATCATCTCTCAATCACCATCTTACTTATATAATCCTGTATCAATCTATCAAGACTCAATATATCAAGTTGATTATAGTTAACAAGATAATTCATTTCTTGATCTATTGCTCTGTCCTGCATTTCATACAAGTAGTCATTGTAGAAAGCTTTGAAGCTCTTAGCAGGAAGCGACGATATTCTTTGTTTAACAGTTTCAAGCAAAGTATTTGTCACCAATCTTTTTAACTTCTTCTAAATATATAGAAGGTATATCCGAGTATTGCTTTGAATGCTTTATTTCAACATCATAAAACCATTGTAATGAATTTATGCTGAAATTTAATTCGTCAAGAGTAGGAATTCTTATTTTCTCTCCACCTGCATACTTACATAATAGCAATAACTTTTCATGCCCTATGATGCTAAACAATTCAGGAAGCCAAGAAAATTCAGGCTCATCTTTTAGTGGAGGAAGTAAAGTAAGAAGATAATGAAAATCTAATTCTTCAGTTAATGGAAGCTTTCGCTTAACCATCGTTATCTACCTTCTCGAAAACTACAGCATTATCTGATCTCGCTATTCTGTTGAATTCAAGATTCTTGAATTTTGAAGATTCAACTGCATATATTATGTCAGATAGCATTGGGTTCAAGTTTATATCATCATTGTAGTAAACCCAAACTTCATTTTTTCTTTCAGATATTCTTGAAACTCCGTAAGTTAAAGAAGAGCTATCGTTCAATATGCTCTTCAGCTGATTGATGTCTAATTCATCTTCTACTACTGCAGTAATTGCTTCAGAAGATTCGACTTCATCATCAGAAGATTCATCGTCAGTAATATCGTCAGATTTTGACGACTCATCTAGCTGTTCTGAATCAATTGAATCAACTGAATCGTCACTGCTTTCATCATCTGGAATGAAGATATCTTCTCCAGAAGGTTCTGATTTATCATTAAATGAAGGAGAATAAGATCCACCAGAGGGAGAAGATGAAGGACCTTTCAATATCTTTCGTTCTTTACTTTTATCAGGATTTACTTCGAATGGCGGAGTAGTTGCTCTATCCTCATCATTATCATCAGTAAGATCCTGAATTTGCTGAACAAGCTCAACATTGATAGGATTGGCAATATTTGCCCTTATGTGATCTTTTCTTGAGCTTGACCTGAACATCTTGCATCCATATATGTACTTCAAAAGGATCTCCTCCTTAAAAATCGTATCCATATCTCTGATAATCGTTGAAGTAGCTTTTCAATCCGTCTACTAGCTCTCTTAGATTATCTCCATAACAGGTTACCCATGAACCTCTTGATTTTGAATAAGGGTCCTCTGGTAGAGCGTTCAACGAAACAACATATCTATCAGTGTAATAAGATGTTCCGTTATCTGTTGCTCTCACTATGTATTTCTGATATTCTTTAGGCAATTTTGAAAGTAGCTGAAGATCTCCTCTAAACTCCTTGTTCATTGTCCTAGAAGTTTGAACTTCCTTTACTTTATCTTCTACTGTTTTCCGGTTTGCATAATTCCATTCTCTTATCTGGTACCGGAGTCTTTCAACATTCTTTTGAAAATTCACATCATATGACATATGAGGATTCATCTTGATATAGAATGTCTTACTTACTCTATCCCTGTATCTGTTTGAATAAGGTTTAACTTCTTCAGGTAAACTTTCTTTGTGAATGTAGTTTACTACAGTAAAAGACCTTGTGTAATCATCTGTGGATGATTTCAACCCTCCGCAATCAAGATGAAAATATGCACACTTGCTATTTAACTTTTCAATGTACTTATCTACCTCATCCAATATTCTCATTGAGATGTCATTTACATCCACACCGTCTGAAATAGATTGACCTTCATCATCTATCACCATGAAATACGAAACAATTCTGTTTGAGCTGTCCCACTAATCATAATAGTTACCGTCTATGCAAGCAACCATATGACTTGTAGAACCTTCTACTTTACCACAGAGTAAAAGATATATTCCGATATCAAGCTCTTGAGAAAATTCTTCTACAGTCAATGTCCGGTTGAAAACTTCAACAGGTTTTCTCCATGATATATCATATCCAACTTGTTCACGAATATACCTTGTGAATCCTCTAAAATAATTCCATCCAGGAAGATTCATTTCGTGACCTACTTTTTTGAGGCCACGTTTTACTTCGTCATAGTCCATACCTAGAGCTAATGATATTGACCTAGCTACGCAGTCACCTGTATTTTTATTACTAGTGTTTGCATTATACTTGTATAGTTTAGCCAATATCTTCATGTATTCACCTGCTCATATAAACATATGGTTTATTTGGATTGTTATCTTGAATAATGTATCCGAAGTACATGTAACGAGTTGTGCGAATAACTGAGTCATAGTACTTGACTCTATAATCATGCTGACCTGGAGTTAGACATAGACCTTCTTTCATTATCTGTTTCCAACAGCTGCATGTAGGCTTCAGATAAATAGATATATCTACTTCGTATTCGGGATTTGATATATGCGTTATTTCATATATTGACTTTATTCCATATGGAAAACAAACTTCAAGAATGTCATTCACTTCCCCTAAATTGAATACACGACGATTAGATATCAACTCAGGATATGATGATGCCTTCAAGCAGAATACATTTTCGTATCTCATTGTATCACATCCAAGAAATTACGTAACAGTAAGGTTCAGGATAGTTTTCAGATGCATCCGTAATTGTATATCCATTTGCTTTCAGCTTTTTTGCTAGATTCTCTGACAGCTTTCTAACAATTGCAACAGACTTTTCACCTGAGTTAGCTGCTGTATTTATATCATGTGCTACTGACATTTCTTCATGAATTTCATATGCACTATCCGCAACACTTCGGACATCGCTAGCTGGTTTAAGAGTTGTTAACTCTTCTCTAGGAATTAGAGACATTGTGAATTCCTCCAATTTCATGTCGATTCTGAAAGTATACAAGGTTGTGAGTAGCATTTTCACTCACAACCTTTGTGAAATCAAAAATTTGTAGTTGATGATCTATTTACGTATGACCACTGTCTATCCTTAGGCGGATTTATATTATAAGCAACAGTCGACTTATCAGAAATTGTATCTGAAGCAATAGACAAGTCACATTCAGGTCTATATTTGTTAGGGCTAACAAGCTTATCTACAAATGGCATATCGACTAATTCTGGATGATGCTCATCATTCCATAAGATTCCAAGCATATTCCAAACAAAAGCATTGTTATGCGGTTCGTCTTGGTCCCCTCTTGCAATCTTAAGAAGATGTCTTACTCCAGAATCAACAAATGAATGCGTAGGAAGGCCCTTCTCCCAGTTTCTTTCAGGATACTTTGAAAGAGCATCCTTATAATGATGAGAAACCATGAGAATCATCTCAGGAATTGAATCTCTACATTCCATCTTACAGAAAGCCTTAAGAGAGCAAATGATTCCATCTTTATTACCATTGTAAATATAGTCATCGATTCCTTCAAGAGCTGTTTTAACGATGTAATCGTTTTCAAACAGCATTGCAACTTGCTTTAGAGGAAGCAAATCGCATCTACCATTTTCCTCTCTTATTTCTCTTACAGCACCATTTGCGAAGTCTGTTCTGTTTCCACTATCCTTAATATCAGTCATTTGAGTCAACCTCCTGTGTACAATTCAAATTTGTGCCCGTATACTCTTTGATTAGATTTTATAGCAGACGAAATTCTGCCCCTAGGAATACCATACATTGTTTCTGCCGAAAGCATTGAATCAAAAATTTCACCCGTATCAACATCAATTATCATTTTCTGTTTGAATAACTGTTGACAGGTGTGTGCACCTCTAGAAATTGTGCTGGCGTGATTTTCTCTGCTAGTTACCCAAACAAGATTTTCGGCATTGTTGTTAGTTCTATCACCATCTTTATGATCTACCTGAGGCTTATTGTCAGGATTATCAACAAAAGTACATGCAACCAATCTGTGAACAAGAGCATCTTTTGTTTTTCCGTCTATACTCAGAAGTACTCCCAGATAACCGGAGGTAAATGTTTGCTTAAGAACCTTACCCTTGAATTTGTGAACAGCTTTTACATCTCTATCTGAATAATGTTTAACATATTCAACAACCCTATCTAGGCTTCTTATTTGTCCAAGATTAGATGCTTGGTATAGTCCTTCATATCCAGGAATATCCTTCCAAATTTCTTCCATAGAATTTTCCTCACTGAAAACTAAATAGCTTCTTGGACTTCAAAACATTGTTACCGTTATACTTAAAATCTCCTTCCACCATCTCTCTAATTGCATGCATTGTGATGCAAACACGAATTGAAGAAGATTCCTGAACTTGCTCAAGAGTGAATCCAAGTTTGTTTATGTAATCATTCAATTTCTTCAAATTGTATTCATCCGCAGTATCAATGAAGCTCATGTTTGATTTAGTCTTCACACTTCGTGATTTCTTTGACACTGAAATGACACCGAATTCAGGTACTAGAATCTTCGCATATCCAGAGATAAGTCGATGACTGATACTATCTGCAGAGTAACAAGGATATTTACTGAGTGCGTCAATGCTTGTCATTCCATATAAGTGGGTCTTAACCATAGGATTCTCAGACTTTGCTATGTAGTCTGCAACCTCTCTCAAATAGATATTCTTTTGAGCCTGCGAAGCATCATTTGCAGGACTTATTCCAACATAGTCAAGTTTATTTCCGTTTTCATCTCTCCATGAAAGCATGTTACCTAATGCGTCAAAGCTTTCACCGAAGTGAAATACTGGCATTACCTTTTCGGGTGACTTCAATTTGCTACGCATATACAGATAGTTATCCCAGCTCTTTGCTGCAGATTCTTCGTAATCTCTCTGGGACTTAGGTTGACCAAAATGACCAGGGATGGTATCAAGCTGTGCGCATACATCAATATCTTCGTCAATAGAGTTGATGTAATCTATGTATTCGTCTGCAGTTATTTTTGCATTTCCGGTATGCACGGAATAAGCTCCGCTATCAATAAATAGCCACCTGCAGAATCCTTCATGCTTCCATTTGATTGTCTTCTTAATTGCGCTTCTATCAAGCTGAGATACAAGAATATCAAATGGTTTGAAATCTGGCATACCTGCAAGTATGTCATGCATCTCGTCTGTCAATGAGCCGGAAAACACATATCTTTCCATATATGTAATCACCTTTCAAATCATATAGTTTACTTATCTTTGATAACGATTATATTCAAGGTCAAGTTTACTCAACATATTTTGCTTCAAACACAAATCGAGCTAAGCAAGCATGTTGTGCAAGCCTTCCCAGTGAAATGTCTGACATACATCTTATAGCTGCGCGTCTGACTGTTTTAGAAGTTGTCTTTGAAATGATATATTGCATCACCAATCCGACAGGAATTTCTTTGTTATCTTCATAATGCCCTAATTTCCAAATTATATTTGAAACAGTGTCAGAAAATGACATAATATTATCTAATTGGTTAAAGTACTTTATCTGTTCATCATTCATAGATAACACATATTCTGCATCTTTGAATGACCTTACACATTTCCAGATGTTAGTATTTGACAAGTCGTTGAATTTCTTAGAGTTCCTACTAACAGCAAAATCTTCAATATCTTTGTAAATAGGTGGTCCACAGCTAACAACTGCACTTCTGCTTATGATTGTATCAGGAACTTTCTTTATGTTTCTGCAAGTTACTACAATATAAACATTAAGTAGTGGCTCTTCAAGAAACTTAAGGATTGTGTAAGAAGCGGAAATTACACCATCATCCAGATTCTCAAGACAGATGACTACGTCATTTTTTATCTTGCATGTTTCTTCAATTGCATCTCGGATTGTATCCACTGAACACTTAACTATTTCAAAATCAGATATTTTAAGCATAGCTGCATATTGTTTAGCAAGATATGTTTTACCGCATCCTTGAGTTCCTTCAATCAATACACTATGATGTCGTGAATTAGCTAAATCCATTAACTGCAATATAGGTGCCTTTTGAGAAACAAAATTCATACTAATTCAACCTCACTTGGTACATGATCAAATTGAAGTAAACTAAAAAGATAAATCAATGCGTTGTCAATGTCAAAATTGCTATATGACCGAGATAGCTTAAGCATGCTGTAAGTATTTACAAACATGTAATAGATATCTGGACCTGACCAATATTTAGCGTACGCTTTAGCTTCGCAATCAAAATATGGATTAGATTTAAGTTTATCTAGATCGAGCATAGTAGATAGTATTGAGTAGAAAATTTTATCCTTGTCATCATTATATCTTTCAAGTACTGAAATAAGATACTTAAAATTCTTAGACGCTACTCCTGTCTTTATCATTGAATCATTTGAAATTGACTCTTTTCCAAACAACTCCATCATAGATAACTTTGATATGTTTCCTGATTCTTGGGAAGAAAGAAGTGACAAACACAATGAAATGTTTTGTGCTTGCCCATAGTTAGAAGATATTTCACATACATCTCTTGCAGTTTTCTCTGACATGTTTTTGAATTCAGAAAGGATGTATTTAACCATAAAATTTATGTTGACAGAGTCAACAGATGTTGTATATGACGGAAGATACTTTTCTAATTTTGATGAATGTTTTGAATTTTCATAAAGAAGAACAATAGTACCACAAATATTTAATTTGCGAATATCATTCTCTGATCTATCATTCAATGACTTTATGAAGTCCTCATCGTATCTCACAATATACAAGCAAGGCTGAAGCTTTATCAATCTCTTCGAACGAAATATAGATAATACATCTTCAACTTTTTCATACTCTTTAGATGACCCATAATATGAACTAAGTATAGATAAGTATCGCTTCTTTATCCCATATTCTTCACCTGTGAAAATATACATTTTACAAGGATTGTTAGTAAGTATTTCTCTCCCAGCGTCTTGAATTGATTTCATATTAGATAACAACCTCCTTAAACACTGAGAGCGGCATGAAACCTACCTCTTCATCATATGCTATCATACTCATAACAACCCTACTATTACTAAGGTAGAAAACACATCTATCATATACTTTTTTCATATCTCTATTTAGAAAGGATATTGTGTTCTTAGAAATTTGAGCAATGTTTGAATTGATTTCTATTTTTGAGAAATCTCTAGACAAAGATGAAATCTTTACCATTACCCAAGTGTTAGTCAATTCTTGAGATCCTTCATCAACAATAAGTACAGGATATCTGTGTTTAGCTATTGCTTCATCGCATATCTTCTTCCATACATCTAACTTAAATGTTATTCTTGCCACTTTTGAAACATGAGTCTTGCATTCGCCTAACCAATCCTTACCAATTACATCACCTGGATGACAATCTCTTGCACCACTTCCGGATACGACACTGAATCCTAAATAGTCTGCAACCCTATTCTCTTGAATGTTTGAAAAATCTTTTGTAGACATATTATACACTCTCCTATGCATACAATAACGATTCAAAGAAACAGACGGTCAAACAATTGACCGCCTAGGTTTCTTAAAGTTCTTCTGAAGATTCTTCTGAAGATTCGTTTATTTCGTCCTCAGATTTTCCGTATATATCATCCATTATATACTTCTTCAATTTTGAGTAGTACTCTTTGTTTGACTTCAAGTATTCATATACTTTTGCCATTCCGTTAACTTTAACAAGTTTACCTTCTTCTTCAATAGCTTCACCTGTGTAAGGATCTGCAAAGCTGAACCAAGCTGCAGCCTTATGAATGATCCCATACTTCTTCATCGCAAGATTAGCGAAGTCCATATCTTCTCTAATACCAGATTGACACATCAGAAAATAGGACGCATTCTTTCTGTCGTTAGGTGCGCTTTTCTGCTTCACTAATTTTGCGTTAACAATATAACCAGCAGGATTCTCTGAGCTCTTTGGAAGTTCATTACCTAAGAAGTCGACAGGATTGCCGATTTGGAAAAGAATTCGCATAGAGGCATAGAACTTAGGAGCTTCGCCCCCGGGTGTTTTAACAACATAAGGATTGTCCATGTTCTGACGGATCTGGTTGATAAAAATCAATGTACATCCATACCTAGTAAGTATTGGAACAATCTTACGGAAGAAAATGGTAAGAAGCCCTGCTAGCGATGCAACTGTCCTTTCACCATATTTCTTCTCTAATTCTGCCTTCGGCACAAGAGAAGGTATAGAATCTAGAACAACAAGACCTACCTGACCTGTACAGATTAGTTCCTGAACAGTCTGAAGAATATCTTCTGCAACTACATCAGGCGGCTGCATAATTTCTATTTCCTCAGGCTTGATTCCAATAATAGAAGCCCACTGACTATCGAAAGAATGCTCTAGATCAATGTAAAGGATTTTCTTTGGCCCATTTTCCATTAGCTCTTCCATCTCAGCAGCTGCGCCCTTATTTCCTGTCTTAGCAACACCTCTAAGATAGTTGATTCTGTCTTCGTGCTCCTGCTTGAAAATTGGATACGCATTTTTACAGATATCAACTGCGCTAGTACTTTTTCCTCCTCCTGGCTCTCCAAAGAACTCGGTAATCTTATCACGAGGAATACCTCCATAAGTAGACCAGTTCATAAGAGGAGATGAAAAAGGGATCTTCTTTCCTCTTGACTGCTTAGCACCATCCATGAGGTTTTCAGCAGACCATTCTTTCTTCTTTTTGTTGATTATATCATCGTATAGAGACATATTTTCACCTCTTAACCAATAGGTTGCTTTCCTGGAATGCTTGAATAATAGTTTGGAAGATCGTTAGATTTACTATTTACTTCTGATACAGGATTAGATTGCTCTGTATTTCTCCTAGAATCATATATCTTTTTAGCAGACATGATCAACTCTCGTGAGTAAGACATTTCCTTCTCTACTCTAGTTATCAAGTTATCATATGCAAGAATGAGAATCTTATCTTCTGTTACTTTGATAGATGCTTCTTCCTTCTTCTTAGTATCAGTAGATTCAGAAGAATTCTTATAGAATTCATTCTCTCTTTTCTTGCACCCTAACTTAATGATTTCTTGCTTAGTAGTAATTGTAGCAAGATGCTCTGCTGCATCAAAAAGATTCATTGGAACTTGTGTAAGAATCCACTCAAGCTCATCATCTGTAATAGGTCTTTCTTCAGACTTCATTCTAACAAACATATCACGCTGAATATCAAAATACTTAGAGAATATAGACTGATACATATCATCACACCAGTCTATCATATCTCTTAGGTCTGAATCATATAAAGTTTCAATTTCCTTTAGATTGCCCATAATTCCACCTCAGCTACAAAGGTATGTAAGAGCAAGCTCTTGAAGATAAGATGTAGTCTTCAATTCGTTGTTCATCTTCAGAAGCTTGTTTGCAAGCTTAAGACAGATCATTGAGTGTTTAGAAGTGTAAGACGAAATCTTATCCTCGTAATATGAAGGAATCATTGTCTCATTGATGTCTTGAAGAAAGATGTACTTAACAATGTTCATTACAAATGAATGAAATCCTGTGAACCAATTTACAAAGTTTACTCCAGAATTGTAAACATCGTTGACTATCTTAGCAATAGCAGAATTGTCCTTCTTTGCACAGGCATTGAGAAGATCAAAATAATCATCGTAGTTAGGAAGATTCAGAGACTTTGATATATTTTCAAGAGAAACATCTTCACTGTATGAAAGAGCTTTATCGAGTAAAGTAAGTGCATCTCGCATTCCGCCTCTAGCAAGCTTAGCAATGTAGCTTACTGCTTTCATATCATAAGTTATACTTCTTCCTTCTGAAATCTCATTATCGAGAACATACTTCAATCTAGAAGTAATTCCTTCTAGGCTGATTTTGGACAGCTGGAATGTTTGAACTCTTGATAGAATTGTTGCAGGAATCTTCTCCGGGTTAGTTGTGCAGAAACAGAAAATTGTCTTTGCAGGACTTTCTTCAAGTGTCTTCAAAAATATCTGCCAAGAGTTTGATGTAAATGCATGGCATTCATCACAAATGAAAACCTTATACTTGCTACCAACAGGAAATGTCCTAGCTTGATCTACAATTGACCTGACGCTATCAACGCCATTATTAGATGCAGCGTCAATTTCAATTATGTTCGAAGAATTTCCATTCAATTTATTTGCTATGATTCGACTTAGTGTTGTCTTACCACATCCTGCAGGTCCAATAAGGAGAAAGTTTCTCACAACAATTGGATCTGTATCGCAAATTTTAACGAGAATATCTCGAACAATAGACTGCTCAACAAGGTCTTCAAATGTCTTAGGTCTATATTTTACAGCAAGAGAAGGCATATTTGTCACCCCCAAGTTTCGCAAGACTTTTTGTACTCACACATAGAACACCATTTGTCACCCCTAGGTAATCTATCTGGAGCAATCATGTTCTTTTCGCAATCCATAACGATTTTGAAAACATTTGTCACTTTTTCAACATCATTTTCACTTATGTTTAATTGGTAACACTTCAGTGAACCATACTGTCTATCTTGATACAAGAACAAACACTTCTTGAGTCCAAGTAATGTCATGTAGCATTTAACTTGGTCTTCATGTTCATCTTTCCATTGAGTAAGATTATTGAATGCAGAAAATTCGCTTGTTTTAATTTCAAGTAAGTAATACTCACCATCAATTCTAACAATACCATCTACTGCAAATCTGATAGGAATATCATGAAATTCTACTCTTGTTTCAAGCCCATCTTCGGACTTAGATAAAGTGTATTCATGAGGAATAGGGTGCTCAGCCAAGAAATCCTCGACTGAGACCCAATTCTCTTTAAGCATGTCCTTCAGATCAGTTTGAATAATCTTGTGACAAGCAGTCCCGATGTCAGCTGTAAAGTCAAGCCCTCTATCAGGTTTCTTGTCTTTGTCAGGCTTTACTCCTCTAAGACGAAACCAGCTCTTTCTCATGCATCTAAACGAAGATGGAGCAAAGGTTTTGCTTGACAGTTTAGACGCTTTTTCTATTGACTTCTTATCTAGATATGATTCATAATCTTCGAGGAAATTACAGCTTACGCTTGAATTGAATCGAGATAGATTGATAGACGAAACTGATCTGAATGCCATTACTGGTCAGCTCCAGCAACAAGAATAGACATATTATCTGTCCAAAGGATCAAACCTACAATTTCGTCTGTCTCTCCATTAGTTACAGGAGCAATGAAAACAGATTCACTGTCAATGTTAGAAATTGCAGACTTGAAGTTACTCGCCTTCATTTTAATGTTGTAAGAAATCCCCGAACTACCTTCGACATCGACTTTACAATCTACGTTGTCATCAGATACTGTAAGTACATTACTATCAACATTGATAAATACAGCCTTAGCAGACTTATCTTCGGTAGACAGCAAATCTGACTGATTCAATGTCTTCAGAATAGAAGAAGTGTTGATTTTTACAGCTTTGCTCATATCTGTCTTCATCATATCCATGATGATATCAGCGTTATAACTTCCAAGATTAGGATCATCTTCGTGCTCAGGAGTAACTTCTGAATACATTTCGTAGCAGTCGTTCTTTGTATGCACAAGATAAGCATCTCCGATATTAGACAGAGTTGCATCTTCAGGCAGAGAAACAAACATGTTGATAATGTCACTACGAAGGAGACAAGTTTCGCCAAGTGTACCTTTGTTAGAGTGTGCAAAGATGCTGTTATCCATATCGCCTACAAGGACATCAGTTGTATCTCCAATCCAGCAACGAGTGTAGATAGGATTTACAAAAGACATGCTGATAGCAAACATCTGATGGTCGTCAATGAACTTCCAAGAAGCTTTATCAATTTGACGAATATCTGAACCTCCAACATTGTAACGAGGCTTGTTTAACTCCATGTCCGTATTCTTGATGATGTCAGGGACAACAAACTTAGACTTGCCAGAATAGAGAATAAGCCCGTTCTCATCAAATTCAACAGTAGTGACCGCAGAATCAAAAGTAGAAACAAGCTGCTTCAGTACCAAGCAGCTGACAGTTGCAATCTTATCAGAAATGTCACCATCCATTCCGCCTTGGAATCGAATCTCAGTCTTAACATTATCGCATTCCAGGTTGACAACAAGCTGTTTGTTACTTACGCTAACCTGGGCGATATTACTCTTCTGGCTGAACTTTGATACATTTGAATTAACAATTGCAAGATTCAGGCCATCAGAAAACGGTTTTGTGCTTACTGTAAATCGCATTTTGATATCTCCTTATGTTGAGTTTTGGTTTACACATACTGTGTTGATTACATTAACGATTCAAAGTCTACCTGAAACTTCTTTTTCTATGTAATCAATGAACTCCTCAGACGAAATATGACGACTCTTGATGTAATCATCAATATCAGCTTTCATTTCAGGGCTTTCTACCCCATTTACACCCTTTGCAGCATCTCCACGAGGTTTTTCTCCGTTTTCATCTTTATATACAGGAAGTTTATACTCCATTTCAACAAGATGATACTGGATCCACTTTATCTCGTCTGAGTTATAATCTGTTAATGATTCAGGTTTAGGATACGGACAAGGATATTCCATTCCATACCATCTGTAGGAAGTTTCAACATCACATGTGATAGGAAATGGCATGAATGATGCAGCACCGCACATGCAATCTGAAAGAATTTTAGCTCCTTCTTCTGCATATTGTTCTGGCACCTCTGTGATTAACTCGTCGTGAACCGGTACAAGCAATCTTCCACCGATTTCTTGCCATCTTTTGTTGTTACAGAGGTTCAAAATCGCCATCTTAGTGAGGTCCGCAGCGCTCGTTCTACAATTATGTTTCCATAATCACTGACTATATCTTCGCTAAATTTGTTTAGCGTCTACCATTTCGAAGGGTAACTCAACTTCCCTCCTACTCCTCTACAAAGAGGATAGTCGATACATCTTTATACTTTTAATGTCCACGAATATCCAAGAAATCTTGCGCGTTTTCCGTTCTTGTTGAACTTATCAGCGTAATATTTTATTTGCGAAGTATCTCCAACATTAAACTTATGTTTATTAGAAATACTGCAAGCATATTTAGCTGCATCAGAAAGCGATTCAAATACTTTAACTACCTTATCCTCTTCAATCATACCTACTTTTGTTTTTCGGCTTTCGTTGTATGCTCTGCATCCTTTCATACAAACATCAAGATTAGATAAAGTATTTCTTCTACACAATTCTTTTGTTTCTTCTGAATGCTTTCTTCCTTTATTCAACTCTCGTTGCAAATTTCTAAAATATTCGCTTTTGCATATTTTATCATGTTTAGCTACAGCAGAAGGATCATCCATTGGATTTGAATCTCCTCCTAATGTTACATTGTATCCACCTTCTGAATAATGTGTATGCAATGTCTGTATGTAGTATTTCTCCCAAAATTCCCAAGAATCATCTTCAACTTGAGCAATTAACTCAATTGAAAAATTCTCTTGTCCGTATTTATGAATTGCACAAGCAAGATAGTATCTATCACCATATTCAAATGCGTGACAGTGCTGTTTGAACCTCTCTTTGTACCCTACCTGTGTTTTTCCTACATACTTTTTTCCATTAACATTGTTTGTAACTAAATAGATATCAATCATACTTAACCTCCATGTTTTGTCAGATCTTACAAACAATTAAGGTTAAATATTCAAAAGTATACTTGACACGGTATTACCTGCTATCCAACGATGGACCGTAGGCTTTCTTAGTCAGCTGATTCGTCTCTGGATTCTCATTCATGAGAAGCTTCATATCTCGTTAGCTTCATGAAGCAGTCTTATTTAGCTGATACCGTTAGCACTGTCAAATTATATTGACAGCACACCGCTGAGTAGTGGCGTTAGATAGATGAGGGCGGCGCCTTGTTCACCCTGCACAACGCTGTTTACGCATTGGCGCGTTGCATCGTTAATTTTTGGTCTATTATTGATTACTCGTATGTGTTCTTCCTCGTAGAGCTGCTTTGTGCGCTTAGCAATCTGACCATAATACTTGTATCTGCTGAATTCTTTTTTCAGGTCATCAATAACATGTTTAGGAATTTCATCTCTATTTTCAAGAGTATTTACATCTAATGGATCAACATCAGGATTTACATACCCTTTCATTGCTTTGAACTCAAATTCCGGAAGCTGCATATCTGGTAAGTGTCTTCTTCTTCCAAGGATAGTTTCTGTATACCCATATTGAGAAGCATGCTTCTGTGTGTTAATCATCAGATTTCTCAGACCGGGAAAAGCGTTCATAACAGCATCAAAAACTTTCTGAGCAGCTTTTTGTTTTTGTTCATCTGTCATGTCGTCTCGCTTACCATATAACTGATCTGCAATAGATGGAATTGACCGACCGTAAAGAACGCCTAGAAGTATGCTCTTTGCTTCACTTCGTCTTGCTTTACCATCTGGCTGATACTCATGTGTCTCTGGGTGAAACTCTAGACATTTTTCATAAGGCATATTGAAAGATACACTTGCAATAAGAGCATAAGCGTCCTTTCCATGTGCAAAACCTTCACACATCTCTTTGATGTCTCCGACAAAAGCAGTTAGTTTTGGCTCCTGCTGACTAAAGTCGCTTCCTAACATAACATAACCAGGAGTAGCTCTAAACATATGACGAATATCAACAGCATGAGAAGGAATATTTTGAAGATTAGGTTCTGCAGAAGACATTCGCCCTGTATCAGCTCCAATTTGCTTGAACTGACCATGAATTCTTCCGTCTCTTGCAACAGAATTAGGAAGCTTATCTACGAATGTATTGATAAGAACTGAAAGGCTTCTAACCTTCAAAATTTGATTTGTAACAGGAAGGTTAATTTCGTTCAATACTTCTTTACCTGTACCAGAAGAATTACCTTTTGGAACTTGAAGAAGATCATAAACAAGATAATTTACCTGAGGAGGTGAACCTGGATTGAAATCCGATCCCCTGGTAAACGGACGCTTACCTGAATATGATACAGTAGAATTATCAATTATTTCCTGTACCATGTCTTGAAGTTTCTTCATCTCCTTGTTGTAATCTTCTCTATATCTCTTCTTTAGAGCATTTGCAACATTCTTGTCAATATACATGCCCGTACGATGCATGTTCTGGCAGACCTTAACCATAGGCATCTCAAGATCCCATATAAGACGAGAAATAGCTTCAAGATGAGCCTTCTTGCATTTAGGATGAGATTCAGTAACATAAGGAAGCTGCCACTTGAACAAGTCGTATGTAATCTTTGCGTCATTTGCAGCATACAACTTTGCAATCTCTGGATCAGAGAATGGAAACAACTTTACAGAAAAGAAATCGCTAAATCGCTTTGGATCTCCTTTACCTTTGAGCACATACTTGTTATAAAGGAATTTCAAGTCGTTATGAAGTTCGTTTTCTTTCAAACATCTCCATGCAAGGATTACATCATAGTAGAATCTATCGCAGAAATCAACTTTTAGATCCTTGTATATCATGGCCAAGTCGTAGTCTGCATTTGCGAAGATGAGGCGAATGCTGCTGTTCTCCATCCGCTTAAACTCTTCAGAAACTTCTTGGTAACTTAGCTGCCCTTTATAAGGACTTTCAAATATAGGAACAAGATGCTTCATAGGGATGTAACACTCTACTCCGCCTGGATAGTAAAGAGAGGCACCAACAATCCAGTCGTTTTGCCTATCAAGTCCTGTTGTTTCTGTATCGATTCCGGCATATCCAGCTTCAATACAGCTTGTTACATAATCGTGAAGTTGGTCCTTTGTTCTAATCAGAATAGCTTTAGAATCTTTGAAGTATTCCTGAACAGCCTTTGACATCTCATTTAGTTCAGCATTAACTGTAGAAACTCTTACAGCTTTCGGCTTCTCTTTATTGAGCTGCTTTGTACGTTCGGCTACTTCATTGATTCTGGCCATCTGAGACGAATTGAATAAGCTCAAATTTGTACCTCCTATAAAATAAACCCTACGTGATTTTGATGTCACGTAGGGTCTTGAATTTGCTATCAGAATACTACGTCATCATCAAGCTCTTCAGGTGTACCAACGGGTTCATTTTCATCGGGAAGTTCTACTGCAGGTGGAACATACTCAGGAGCATTAGATGTCGAACGAGGCTTCACCTGATAACTAGGAAGACTACTAGGAGATACATTGTTGTTTCCCTCGGAGTGCTGATTGATAAGCTCGCTCAAAGAAGCTGCATCATACTCCTTACAAACTTCGCTGTAATAATCAGGAGAAGAAGCGTTATTTGCAGCAAGAATGTCGCTGTATCTCATGATGTTGTTTCGACCGATCGCCTGAATCTCATAGGTCGTGTCTACGCTACCTGCCTGTCCGTGACGAGTGATACGGAAGACATAGTTAGAAGGATCAGGGAAGTTCTTAAAGACATCATTCATCAGCTGAGGCTCAAACCGCATTGTTCTATCCCAGAACTGAATCTTCTTTTCATTGATGTTGTAAACAGGAATGAAAAGTTTTGTCTGAACACGAATGCCTTTAGAACAAGCTGGGCAACCTCTGCCGCAGCAGTGAACATATCCAGAATAATCTGAACCCTTCACATAATGTGTGTCAGCTACAAGGACATCATCCTTGTTTCGATACATGAAAACGACATCGGCAAAGTCGCCGTCATTTCGAAGCAGGAAGAACCCGCCGAAACGAGCCTCATTGTAACTTTCAACTGTCTTAAATGCCATATTAGATTCCTCCGTTTTGTTTTGATATGATTACAGATTTGATTTCTGATTCTGCCAATTAACAGAAGAAGAGCTATTCTCCTGTAGAATCAATGAAAGTAGAACATATCCTAGGTGATATTCATCAAGCTTTGACTGAATTGTATTTGCGAATAGCTCTACAAGCCTTTCTGTGCATAACTCAAATGACACAATTTTGATAGGCACTCCATAATCCTGTAGAGCCTTAGCTACATTCAATTCCTTATCAGAATTTACCATGGAAGCTACAAATGTTTTATCTGGAACTGAAGAAAGAAGAATATCCTTAAGTTCATCATAATCAATAATTATTCCATCTTGAATATCAGAAGAACCTACTGTAGCTACCATTGTATATCTGTGCGAATTAAGAATAGGCTTACCTTTCAGCTTCATAAGATAAGCAAACTCAAAATCAACTGAAGTAGAAACTGTTGTGCTCAACATCTATCACCTCCTCTACATATGTAATAACGATTCATCAAGATAGAGGCTCTTTGCATACAGATACCGGAATACCTGCATTGATAAGTCTGCCAAAGTTCTTTTCAATGTAAGCCTTAGCAGAATGTTCAGAAAGAAAGAATCCAGATATCTCTTGCCAGCTACCATCGGAACCGGACTGAATTTGAATAGTGTATTTGAAGTTCATGTTGATTACCCTCCCTATAAATCAATACTCCATATCCTGGAAATCCTTAAGGGCTACACGAAGCTTCTCAATGTAAGAAGCACTCTTAGCTTTCATCCCTGCAGGAAAACGAGTCTTATTGATAAGACAATCTACGAAGGTCAATACATCGTCGTCCATAGACATGACAACTGCCCAGAACTTCTCCTTATTGATAGTTGTCTGAATAGAGAAATTAGACTGAACAAGATTGAAAAGATCAACCTCATCATCACCATCAGTAGCCTGAATGTTGCTAGTTTCAAGCTCGTAACGGTCTTTGTCGACCTTGATATCGTGACAGATGCAATACATACAGTTGTAAGCAACACGATAGATGTACCGCTCAGAGAACCGCTTAGGATCTTTCTCAAGGACGGGGACGTTCTTGATAAGATACTGCATCATGGTAGATACTCCGTCTTCTTCTTGTGCATAGAAACTGCGAGACTTGTACCATGCAAGTGTGATCTGATCGTAAAACTGCACATAAAGAACCGCTGCCTTATCTTCGGGATCAACTTCCATCCACTCGGAATAGGTCAGCGGTCTGACGTAGCCGAGATACTCGCGGAACATGTTGAAAGTAGCCTTAAACGGATTGACCGTCGGAATAGGCTCAACACCACGAGCAACTCTATGTCTATTAGTGCTCTCAAAAGCGGAAACTTGCTTGTACAAAGGTCTTCTTGCCATCTTTGGTTCCTCCAATATTGATAAATTTTGATGTGTCTGGCTTTGATGTTGACTGATTAACTACAAACATATTATAATATGTTTTAATGAAAAAGTCAATACCTTTTTGACGACTTAATCATTCGTTAATAATTTACTTGAATTTTATTCAATATTTTTGAACCCTTTGAATTCCTCATATTCCATTCTGAATCTTCTGAAAATCAAATCTGGAGAAGTTTCTGGTTTGTTGAAAGCTACTCCTACTTTAATTCCATCAATTCTAGGATCGTCAGAAGATATAATGAAAATATATTCTACGCCAACATTTTTTCCTCTTGTGTTTTCCCTATGCTTAAAATCTACATCAACAGATTTAATTTCGGGATATGTGTTCAAAATGTCGTCTTGAATTTTTTGAACTCTATTTCTAGTACGAGTAGGCGCTTTGTCAAGAAATTCAGATGCAGAAATACAATTGATTTTCTTCTCAATCGTCTTCAGCTTATCCCATGTATCATAATTATATTGATTTCTTCTATGTTTAGCTGAATAAACTATTTGCCTTTCAGTTGCACCACCAGCAAAACTTACTGCATAGATCAATACAGTTGAAGGAAGCATAGAAGCAGAGAAAACAAGCGAATGTTCATGCTCCTCATTCAAAAATTCATCAACCGGCATATCATAATATACTGAGCCATCCTTCGCCTTATAGAAATATTCAGGTTCATTTGAATCATATCCGTTATCCGATTCATGATCTCTGCAGATAGTTACCTTGTCAATTTGCAAAATATTCTTATTCTTTGAGGTAAAGATATAAACAATATCTGCCCAATTGAAACCTACACTAGAAATTCGGAACCACATTGTGTTATTTCTATAAGTGGAATTATATTGTCCACCGTATCTTGCTCTGCAAAACTGCTGATTGATTGAATGCTTGATTTCTTCTTGAATAGAAAAAAGATTTTCTCTTACTTCGTCGCAATATTCATACAAGCTATCAACATCTGAATAGTTATTAGCTTTGATATGAATGTCAAGGATTTCTCTTGCTGAAATAGGATATTGAAATCTGTAAGGAAGATTGTTCACGAAATTCAAAATAGCTTCATTGATGTCATGAGCATCTGCATCATAATCGACTTCTTGTTCAATACCAAGAGCGAGCCAAGCATCAATAACTTGGTTAGCTAAATCAATATCCTTAGATTTAGTTTTTATGATGAATGCAGAACATTCAGCTTCTGAAGAAAGATCATCATCATTCATACAATAGAAATGATGATTACATTCAAATTCTTTTCCATCTTGTCTAATCATCCAAGCGTAATTCATGACTTCTCCTTACCACGGCCTACCATGCCAGTATTTCTTAGGCTTGAACCGCTCTCGTTTATTCCATCGAAGTATAACTTTGATCTCTTGATACTCTTCATCCCAACCGTCTCTGATATATGTGTGAATATATTGATGAACAGTTGATTTAGGCATTCCGACATCTTTTGCACAATCACGAATTGAGCACTTCTCATTCAGCATCCAGTCAATGATTCGTCTGCATTTACTCCTTATGTCTAGAATTCTTTCTAACTGGTACCCGTCCAGGCTTAGATCTGTAATATCTATCATTCGGATCAATTCCCTTCTCAAGTTCAGCTTGAAGACGACGATTAGCTTCAATCAAAGCATCAATCATCTGATTATTCATCTCTTCTACAAGCTTAAACGCTTCAATCCTTTTGTTTTGTCTAGAAATTTCAGCATTCATTTCAGAAATGATCATCTCATATACTGTATAATCAAATCTATCTTCATAAGGCTTATCAATTTTCTTGTTCATAAAATTGTCGTTATGACTGGAAATATACAAGGTGTGTCCTCCTTAAATTCTGTTGTTGTATATATTAACGAATTCTTCTTTAGAAAGATCGTTTATGTCCTTTCCAATAGGAATATCTATCATTCGTCTTACAATAGCTACATCCTTCAGAGCATTTTTCAGTCGTCTGCAAGCTGAATCTCCTGCTTCGTCTGGATCCATTCCAAGTACAAACTCCTTAACACCAAGTCTTTTTAGTTGAGCAATTTGCCTCGGCGTACCGGTACCAAGAAGGCCTACAGCAGGATAGCCGTAAACATAGCATGTTAGAACATTGAAACAGCTTTCTGCGATTATTACTGACTCACATCCTATTGGAAGTTCATACAATCCATATACTGATTTTTCAACTTTTGAAGGAAGATAGAAGGCTTTTCCTTCAACAGACCTTCTACATATGAATAGCGTATTTCCATTAACATCCCTAACTGGAAACGTTACGCAAGGAATCTTTTTCTTTCTACCTGTAGGGAGGAAATTTGCATCAAACCCTACATCAAATTTTTCAATAACTTCGTCAGTCAATTTTCGTGAATACATGTAATCGACTGTAAATCTATATTTCGCAAGCTCTTGTTCAGAAATATATGAAGGTTTCTCAGTCTTCATTCTGTCTTTAATAGACCTTATTGCAAATGCGTTGTTTACTCCCTTCATCATATCTTCAGGAATAAGTGGCTCAAATTCTACTGCATGATTGTATCCTTCAATATTTTCCTCAAGCCAGGCCTTACCTGTTTGATGAATTGAATGAATTTTAAGAAGCTCTGAAATAAAATCAGGAAGCTGGTAAGAATGATGACAGGTGAAACAATTGAACCAACCAGCAGGATACATCTTTCCGTTTCTATATTGGTCGTGAAGAAGAATACCTGACGAAGGTTTTCTTTCATTTCCATCATTGTGAAACGGACAGTAACAACTATAGTAATCACCTATTTTTCTATTAGGCCTGAGCATACCTTGATCAGCCAATTTATCAATTACAATATTTATGTCCATATATTCACCTTCTTTGTACTTTCTTTAACGATACAACAAAGCGAACCCGCTGATCATATAACGATCAGCGGGTCTTAATCATTAGAATTCGACATCGTCCAGATCATCGTCGTCATCAGAAATTAAGCTTTCATCCGGTTCATTATGAACAATCTTTGCTGAAACTGTAGGTGTTGATAACTTAGGAAGCTGACCGGGTGCTGAAGGAGGAGGTGGAGGCGAATCAGAATCAGAACTATCTGATATGTATTCAGTTGATCCTGTATTCGGGTCCCAAACATATGCGAAAGTTTGATTTGTATTCTTTGCATTTCTAGATTTAAGCAACTTTATTTCAAGAGTGTGTTCCTCAAAAAGTTGTCTGAGAGCAAATACTTGTGTAGCAATTCTACCTGGATGATCAGATCCTTCAATGTTTGTTAGATCCGGAAATGGAATACCTTTTTCATCAGTGTTTCCTTTAGTTTCACGATTGGCTTGAACTGCAACAACAACTGCGCAGCCATATGTTTTGCTGAGTCTGAATAATCCGTTACAAATGTTTTTGTATCGTAGAACATCGCTGTCAGCTCTTTCTGTGTCAGACATATAAGACAGACCGTCAATGATTAGAAGTTTGATATGATGTTTCTTTACAAGATTCTCCATTGCTCGAACAGTTGTCTTACCTTCAGACATATCTTTATCTTCAACAACTAATGCTCCAGTTTCTTCGGTAACAAGCTTCTTCAAGTAATTGAAATAATCTTCATTGTACATACCTCTTTGAAGATCACTGTTCTTGAAATGGCCTCTCCAAGTATCAAATCGAGTACCAATGAAAGAAGATTGCATTTCTGGGCTATAATAAAGGACTGGAAATCCGTTCAATTGAGCGCACTCCATCATCTTTGTACAAACCCAGCTCTTACCGGAGTTGGTTCTTGCTACTATCAAGCACAATTCTTCGACTGTAGATAAGCCTCCGTACATGACCTTATCCAACTCTTTGAATCCTGTTGGTATTCTTTTCTGCTTGTTGAAAGAAATGATCTCATCACTTCGTTTGAACGCTTCTGTTACAATATTAACAGGATTTGATGAATCAAGCGAAGCAGCTTTTTCGCATTGAGATTGTAGATAAGCCCATGCTTCAGATACATCTGCAGAACCTAAGTCTGTTAGCTTATTGAATGTTTGAAGAAAAAGAATATGCTGTTTGTTCTTACGGAGCTGGTCCTCTAAGTAAGTTACAGGTTCATTTACTTCTACAATTACAACATCTTCAAATTGAGCTTGAAAAGTAAAAAGATCTGGTACATCGCCATACTTCTCCCTATGCTCAAGTATGAAATTTATTTGATCCTTGAATACAGAATAGTAAGAATCATCAAATGAGCAAAGTCGGTCAACTTCACTAGCATCTTGTGTAGTTAGAAGTCTACAAATGACCTGAAGTTCTACCGAGTTTGTCATTCAACAAGCACTCCCTTCAAAACTGACTGAAGACGAGGAAAGAAATTTCCAACCCCTATCAAGTCCTCTTTACTTGAAATAAGGAATGTTGTTTTGTCTGAATCTCTTCTATCGTTGAAAAGCTTCAGCATAGTCTGGCTTTCAAAGTCTCCAAACTTAACATAGTCAAGATTAGAGATAAAGAGATACTTCGCTGCATTTATCCAAACCTTAATCATTTGAAGGTCATAAGATTCAATGTGGTCATTCCAACTATCTTTTATCTTATCAATGTAGGAAGCATAATCAAGATGGTAAATTCCGTTTCCTAATGCAGTTCCTCTGCCATGCAAACAAATAGCTGTATAACAGAAGATATCTGCAGCTTCCATAGGATTTGAAGACTTGTAGTAACAAGTTTCCCCAGAATGCTCATCAAGAAGCTCCCTTGCTTTATCAATCTTATTCTTGCTTGCAGATAAACAAGGATTCTTCATTGAGATTCCGCATCTCTTCATCCAATAACTGATCTCTGTGTTTGCAGGACAAGCAAGATCACATTGCTTGTATGTACAATACGGAGTGTATATACAGTTATTCATTTTCCTCAAGCCTCCTTATTACAGGATTTCTGCTTTGAAGATAAGATACTCTTGACTTGACACATTGTCTTGCAATATCTACAGAGTCTTTATATCCTTCTTCTCTATAAATTTTAGATGGCATGAAAAGCGTAACAAAAGGATCCAGAGTTCCAAACATAGGATATTTATGCTCAATTCCTTTTATGTCCCTCTCTAACAAATAACGACGGACAACGTACTCTCTTATTACAGGCCATGTTTTCTTAAGACTCTTCATTTCAGGAATCTTATCCATCATGTCTGTTGTTTTATAGAGCTCTCCGTCCACTTCAATGAACTTTTCAAATTCAACAAACACGAGTTGACCTTTCTTTTTTCCTACACGAGTAAGGCCATCAATACAAGGATACTTGATAATGTTATCAATTACTTGCTTCTTTGTAAATCCTTTTATTTTAGGAACTCCCCCATAAGTAGGATGAATATCCATTCCGCAAGCAACAGAATAAACTTCCATCGGTCTTGTGTAAAACATACAGTCGGGATAAAGGTGAAGAAGTTCTGAGTCAGTTAGTTCATCTGGATTAGTTGTGACTGAAATTTCTGACTGAACAGTTGGTACACGAGGAAGGGAGTAGTATATGCAAAGCTTGGTTCCATCTACATCCCCGCTCCGCCATACCTTGGAAGTATCAATTCTTGGAATACGAGGCCCATTCAAATAAAGGTCTTCTGGAGATGATTTTGGATGCTCGTCATATATGTCTTCTGGATTTGTATTAGCTAATATTTCATCAATTTTATATTCTTTCTTTTCTTCCGCCTTATCATCAATATTTGCTGAACGACCTTCATCAGATTCAAATTCCGAATAGCAACTACTCCAGTCTATGTCTTTCATATTGATATATGTCTTACCTAAAACAGATTTCAATGTATCATCTGAAATGTTCTCAAGACCTTCACAGAAGTTGCTAGACTCCCATCGGCTGTTTATTGTTATATTTTTTATCATACAGTATGAAATTATATTCATTGCCCGTATTACGTTCTTCTTGAATTCATAAGTATTCTTAAATAGCGAAATAGCGGACGAAATTATAGCGTTGTGCGTAACAGAAATAGCAGATTCGTTTGCAGGAGGATATGATAAACTATCTGTAATGTTCTCAAACTTTATTTTAGACATCTGAATTCACCTCCTCTAAACAAGTGAGATATGGTTTGCTTCTGAAAAAGTTATCTGCATGATAAGGTTTTGAATACTCAGAAGTTTGATATTTGGTTTGATTATCCATGTAAAGCCTATCAAGATAGTTTACTACATCGTTTATTCCCAAGAAACAAGATTCCTGATAAATGTACTTTATAGGAATTGACTTGAACATTATTAAGTTATTAAAAGCTCTAGTTAAGACGAGCTCCCAAACAGAGAATGTAAACTCTTTGAATGCTTCTTCGGATGGGTTATCATAAGCATCTTTTACAAAGTATGGAATAGGGTATTTATTTTCACCGGAATTGACATCTTCTATCCAAGAATCAAAATTTCTATTGAATTCATCCATATTGCCTGACAAATATGCCTCCGAAAATGCAATTGTAATACTTTGAACCCACTTAGACATATCTGCCAAGTTGTATGTAAACTTGTTTTTCTTGGCCATTGAAAATCTTGTTTCAAACCATCTGCAGATGATGTCCTTCAACATATCAGATTCTTTGTATCCAGTAGAAACAATTTTTGCTGATTTAATTGTACTAGAATAGAGCTTCAAAATATCTTTCTTAGGCATTTGTGCTCTCTCTGATGCAGCTGGTTGGATTTCTTTAGAATTATCATTTTCTTTTGACTCCAGTCCATGTGTATCATCTGTTAAAATTATGTCTTCATCACATGAAACTATATGTTCTTGGCCACCCTTCAGCATACAGAGTATCATATCTAATTTTTCATCTAACCCTGATTTAGGTGGATCGTGTTCACTTGTATCTATCCCGAGCTTATCTGCACAGCATTTAACAGTATCATGCAAATTGACCATATCATCATATGAAGACGATATGGTCGAACCATTTGAAGATATTCTATCAAGAACTTCATTAAGCTGATTTGCTAATTCAATAGCTTTCTTCATAGGATCTTCTTCGAGAATCTTCTTATCGACTTTGACGCAATCCTGGATCTTTGAATGGACCATTTCGCACTTTTCTGAAATAGAGTTCAGCTTTGCGAATGTTGTACTATACATCCCTTTGTTGAAATCAAACTCGCTTAGTATGAAGTTCTCAAGCTTTGAAGCTGATTTCAATGCTGTGTAAATATCCATTCAAATTTCCTCCGTATAAAGCAAATAGAGTGTCAATTTTGCACTCACTACCAGCAGATTTCAGAATAGCTGTCATGTGCAGCGAACACCTGACGACGAAGGTACGCTTATGCGTCTCCGCCCTATCTTACTAAACTGCTGTTTTCCTGTTGATCCTTATTCCTACTGACCTGCTTGATACCCTGACGGATATAAAGCAGTCACTTCGCTCAGTAGCAATCTGAATTAACTGATAGGGAGTACAAAATTGGCACTCCATGTGAACCAACTTTGACTATGTATTTTGTTTGAAAATTTATGACCAGGTGCAAGTAGAATAACGATTCTTCTTCAATGGTCTATCTATATCAACTAGGTGAGCTCTTCGCTGCAGCTACTTTTGCTAACTGAAAACGAAGTGTTCATCAGTTAGCTTAACCTACACGCATAGTATAATGCCTATTTGTCGAAAAGTCAATACCTTTCTTGGAAATTTTTGAATTTTTTGCTCGCTAACATAAAGGTCAATGCGGTTTGGTTCCGGCTATAAATAGCAAATTTATGTTCACATCGTAAAGCGTTCTATGCGAGCTTTGCGAGCTTATTTTTTATTTCTGGAGTGGCGAGGCGCTATTATATCCTTATTTCAATTATTTCTTTTTCTCTTTATATCGTTCATTTCATTCACTCTATTATCTCAAAAGATATTATATATGCGAGATGAAACTGGAAAAATCTTTCAAATTGAAATCAAATTGAAATTATATGTGAATTTGAAATTTTCATTTTCTTTCAATTTCATCAAATATTCTAAAATATGAAAATTTGAATGAAGCACTGAATTTTACAGTTTATTTCAAATTGAATGAATATGAAAGATTATGTGATATTTACAAACTGAAATATTTTGAAAATTTGAATGAAATTGAAAGATTTAGAGATATTAGGAAATTGACCTGTTTCCTTCAATTTGAAATAATATGAGATATTTAGATTGAAATTGAAAGATTATGTGATATTCAAAATGTACCAATTTTACTGAATTTGAAAGAATATTAAATATTGAACTATCAATTTGAAATAATATTGAAAATTCACATCCAGTTAAATTTACATTTTATTTCAAATTGTATGTTAAATTGATTTTATCTATGAATATTCATTTATCTTCAATTTTGACTATTCTGGTAAATTTACATTGTTTTGACACTTATCTACATTCGGTCAAAGGAATGAAGAATATCAATATGTTGTTGATTTGATTGTGCTG